GCAGGATCCATACTACCTTTATTAGCATTTTGCATTAAAGCAGCAAGACCAGCATCAATACCACGATCTTGCACAATGCATATTATTATTGATTAATAATTATTGAATATATTATTACTTAGGTACCTCTACTATTCGTGTACCTGTTACTTTGATAAGTGGATTGGTATTAACTATTTGATATTCCTTTGTTTCTATTTTTTTCCAATCAAAGTGCCAGAATCTAACCCAGCCATTTTTATAGAAATTCTTATACTCTTTCTTCTTGTATATAAGAATAGTCTATTGATTTTTTAAATCTATTTTGGCTGTTAGGATTGAGTCCTTTCTTTCAACTATGATAGTTGTTAATGGATTAAGCTTTAGTTCTTCTTTAAAATCTATAGCTTCTTTCTTGATTACTGTCTTAACAGAATCTTTAATCTCTGTATTGATTACACTAGCATCGGTTAGATTCTTGTCTTTGATTTTAAGCTCTTTCTGAGTCTATTTCAACTATAATAATAAACTATCATTACTATGGTTTAATTCTTCTATAGTAAGCTATAGTGTTCTGTTATTATTCTAATTATTAGATACTATATCCTAGTAAGTTCTAACATTAGAAGTTATTCTATTTATCTCTGTATCTTTTTTCTATAACTAATTGTGCTAAACAAAAATAGTCGCAATAAGTAAACTGATTAAACCTACTGCGACTACTTTGAAATTCTTTCTGCACCAATTAATTATGCTTAGTATTGGTATCATCTGAAAATTCTTTATCTAAACTGACATCTAAAAACTATTCCCCTTTCTTCTTTATTACTCTCTATAGTAGACCCCATATTTTCCAATTAGGATGTATTCTACCTAAATTCTCAAGTAACTAGAAAAATTCTACCAGAGCTATAGCACCAGCTACAAATTCTACTGCTGGTATTGATATAGAAGTTATAATAAAGGTTTCTATAGTAAATGCTCCACATATGGCAACTATAGAATCTCGTAATTTATAAAATATCTTTGAATATAATCTCCTTGATTGTTCTACTACATTATGATACTTCTTAGCTTTCTTATTAGCTTTACACTCATACATAGAATCAACAATTATAATTCCTGATAAAGCCAATATAGGGACATACACGGGAGAATATAAAGACAATAAACCACCTATAGTGCTAATTGTAACCTTTTCAACACTACTAAACATGTTCTTAAATATTGACATTGTTTGTTCTCCTATCTGATAATAATTCATAGCTAAAAGTCTGATAATGTAATCAAAAAAAGTCCTAGAGATTTAAAAGGGGGAAAATCTGCTAGGACTGATAATTTGTTTGAGATTTAATATTAAAACGAATAGTTACCGTATAGGTTACCACTTGTAAATAAACAGTGTGTTCAACTAATAGCGCTTCTTATCATTTTATGGCTTTGGAGTTTCAAGAGCCTATACTCTAGCAGTAAGACTTGTAATTAGATCATTTAGAATCTTACCTTGAGCTGAGGATAAAGCAGTAGTTGTCGAAGTAGAAGTAAGAACATTTTCAACTACTGTCTTTGACCTATTTATTGCATCATTTGTCTAAGCTATAGTATATACGTCTTTTTTATTTGCTTTCTCATTTATAATGTTTAACAAATGTTCTATTTGAGAATTTTGTGTATTATCTTCCTTATTGTTAATAGGAATCCATTTTTTGCCATCATAAGTTTTTATAACATTACCATTAGCATCTTCAGACAAATCAATCCAATATGTTACTTCCATTGGATTAGGAGCATAAACAGATGCTAGAAAGTTAGGGTTCTCTTGTTTTATCATAAGTTTTATTAAATTAAAGTTATAAAATATTTAGCAATAGACCCCAATACAATAGATGAAATTCCAATTGCTAAGTCTTTTTTATTCCATTTACCATTATAGTAATGACATCTATCGCTATTCTCTTTAACAAATAGCATTAGCAATGATGTACTACATCTATATTTATATTAGTTGCTGAATAATATGAATATGTATTCCATTTATCTCCTTGTTTATATTCTAAAATAAAAGCACCATTTTGCTCTAACGCTTTAGACATAAATACACCATTATCAACTTTTTCAGCAAACCAAGTTCTATCAGCAATAACGGTATAATCAGTTAGAATAGGTAATCCATAAGCAACTGCATAAGATTTACCATCATAGCAAAGCTGATTAGGATAATTCGCTATCAATTCAACATCAATTTCAATATCCTTATTCGTTCCGAAATCATAATAAATATTATTTTCTTCTTTATTATTGAAAATTTCTTCACTAACAATAGGAACGTCGATTACACTACCATTATTAATATTAACCGAATAAACTTGCGTAGATTGTAAATTACCATCAGTACTAACTACACTAAATTTAATATCATCTATTTTCTTATTGATATTAAATTTAAGTTTATAAGTTTGATTATAATAATTATTTTTTGGAATGCCAATAGTAAAGCCAAACCAATTATCAGCTTTCTTTTTAACTATATGAAATTTGTTATAAGATTTTGTACTTATATTGCTATTAATAGCTGAACCATAATTCCAATTCTTAAAATCTTGAGCATAAATACCAACACCACTATTCAACTTACCTTTGAAACCATAAAGATAAGCATCGTGTTTATTACCACTAAAATCTTTTAGAATAGAAGTAGGAAGTTGCTCAATAACAACATTAATGCCAGATATTACTTTATTAATACCAAAACCAAAAAACTGATAGACATTATTGGTAAATTTATAAACGCCATCTTTGCTAATATATTGTCTAACACTATTAATATCTTGAACAAATAGTTTAAGTTCTTCACTAACGCCAGTAACTTTAATAACTATATCATTAGTAGGAGTTGAAGTTAAGACTTTGGTTAAATCATTTATAATAAGCTACCCAGTAATATTAGCAGGTTCAATATAGGAATCTCCCTTCTCTATATGATACAACTAAGGAAATACAAAGTATGCCTAAGGATTTATAAATAAAGGCTGATATAGGATTGTTTTCATAGCGCTAGTACTTGTTTACGTAATCTCCCTTCTCTATATGATACATGAACCCAAGAGAAGTTTGATTCATTTATTAACTGATCAAATGGAAGATTATCCTTAATATAGTTGAATAACTTCTCATTTTCTGTCTTACTACCTACAGTAATATCAGCTGCTTCGCCGTATAGGTGCTAACTCTTCTTAGCTTTACTGCCTACAGCCTCATTTAAAGCCTCACAGCGATATCCAGAGTTAACTCTAATAGGTTTACCATACCATTCCCTTAAAGGGTCTAAAACAGCCTCTATTAGCTTAGTAAGGTTATCTATTACGGTCTAATTAGGAGTATTGTCTATATGCTTAGCTGTAGCTGTAGATGACTTTGTCATTTCCTCAATTGTAAAATATTTCATTACTTATATTCTTTACTGTTATTAACTTTTGTATCTTGTAACATTGTGCCTAATAGATCTGCTGCAAGATTCATACCAAACGTCTTAGAATCATTATCTATTTCACTTACCTTAACGTTAATCTGAAGTAACAGCAGATATATTTGTTCAAGTAGTTCTCTATCTGACATATGTACTAAGTGTGGATTCATGTTGAAAAAGGGTTAGCGCCTTGTGATAGATATATATATGTAGTTTCACCCATAGCTGTAACCGCTATTATTGCTGCACGTGTCATATTTGTTAGATTACCTCCTAAAGGTCTTACACGTAATACTCCTCTATCTAACCTTAATACTTCAAAGAATTGAGTTTGACCAGTAACTTTAGTTACATAATTACTTGTATAATCCTAAACATCTTCACCAATAGAAAACTTATTAAGAAGATATGTTTTACCATATCTTAACTAAATATCTCTTTGGGTAGTACTATCGTGCTGCCAATTTTCAGCTAATGAATCAGATGTTAATATTGGCCTTTCAGAGAAATTTAATGTGATAGAAGCCTAATCTGCCAATTCATTTGAATCTGTTGTACAAGCGTGAGTAAGTTTACTGTTTATTTCAGCCCTAGTAGGACATTCATTAGAATGAGGAACACTTAAGTACTATATATATTTGGTTGGTATTCTATTATAAATTTCTACCCAAGATTGCATTTCCATTCTTCAATTCCTCCACTTGTTTCTTTAAATCTTCAATTTCCTACTTAAGTAACTTAATACCTTCAATAGCTACTACACCTAACATACAGTAATCTACAGATTTCATACCATCACTGTCTGTATTAACTATTTCAGCAAAGTTATTCTCTAAATCCTATGCAACAGTACCTATCTGGTGTTTATCATGTATATCAAACTCTACAGTAGGTATATCACATATTTGATCTAATGTATGATTTAATGGAACTATATTAGACTTTAATCTAATGTCAGATTCTTTAAAGAATCCCCCTGCGTGTACTTCTCCAAATTCACCATTTGCTTGACCATTGCCAATATATATCTTATTGGCTGTTATAGTATTGCCACTTCGTGATCTATAGTTCAACCATACTCTATCTCCGAATTCCCCATCTACAAAATTAAATTCATTAGCATTAGATAATACACCATCCAAAGTAGCCCAATTTGTAGCCAAATCCGTTACTTCAACCTTATAACCTTCATCATAAGGAGTTACAAAAAAGCTGGCACGTTTAGAAACAGGCCCATTAGCGGTGTAATAACTTAAATTGTATTGCAGATTATATTCGTTTTTTGCATCGCCATAATAAGCATATACATTATTGGGTTCAATACAATTTAAATGATCGTTATAGGAATGAAATAAGTATCTTTGGTGATTATTAATAATATCCATAATTACTTCTTTCAATCTGTCCTTTGACCCAAAAATGTTATTTATATAGTCTATCGCTTCTGCACCTACTCTATTTACATTTAACGTGAGATAAGAACCATTGGGAACATCAATGACTTTACCATAATTTTTTAAATCTAAAGCATTTATAGGTTTTGGGGTCGTAGTAGTTGGACTAACGCTTTGGTCACTTATCTCACTTGGTTTATACGTACTGGTATGAAGAATAACTTGTGCTCCATGAGAAACATAAAAATGATATTTACCACCACCTCGTACAAAAACAAAACAGGTATCAAAATGACCTAAAAAATCTAAACCTCTAACTGGGTCTAAATTTGTATGAGCAAAATCTGACAAATATACTTTTATATCAGAAACAGCATTTACTCCCCAAGTACTCGGAGCCCATTCCCAAATTTTGCGAGTAGAAAAACCTCTCTCATGTGTAGACCATGACGGTTTTGTACCGCTATCTAATGCTACTAGTACTTCTGCACGTATACATGATCTAGCTCCAGCGGCAATTGTAACCGGATACCACGTATTTTCATCAAGAGTAGAAGCATCAATCTCTGTAAGTTGCATCATGTAGCCAACACTACGAGCGCTTGAAATGCTGTCGTTAACATACTATTTCAAAGACTCAATGTCTGCACTGCCTCCTTGTACTTCTTTATAAGTACCGTTGTCAGATAAGTATTTAGTACCATTACCGTTAGTAATAATCTTATCTATTTTGCTTTTATCGGAAGGAAGAATAATACCAGCTGTACTATCAGTTGCAGGATTAAATGTTAATAGAATTGAATCTGTATTAACGGGATCTTTAAGATCTTGCTGTCTTAAGCTCAGAGATATATTATTATTCTTATGCGACACACTTCCCTCAGTAACTACAAGATTAGGCATATCTTCTATTGTCTGTTTCAAAGCATTACCATCTGTAGCACTAAATTTACCATTAAGAGCAGTTTGTGTAGCATTAGATATAGGTTTATTAGCATCAGAAGTATTATCTACTTGATCTAATCCTATCTGCTCCTTGGTTACTCTATGGGGGTTGGTTCTATTATTGATATGTGCATTTAGATTGTTTTGCACATTACTAATAGAAGTATCTATCTCTGCCTATGCTTTTAATCCATCTAATTTAGTCTTATCTGATGCAGACATTACTCCAGCTGTAAATGAACTTGCCTAATTTATGGTTATTAATTTGTCATCTGCTTGATCATATAAACCGTCATTTACATTATCTGCTAGTAATATAGGAGTATTGTCTGTAAGTAAAATGGGTTCGCCATCTACCAATAACAATTCTTTATTTTTTTTGACAGGATTTTTAGTTATTGATTTAATCGTCAATGATACAGAATTCTTGTCAGACTAAGATACCAATACATCATTTACCAAATTATCAGATAATGAATTAACTACATCTGTAGTAGCTTTACCCTTATCTCCAGGATATGCTGTAGAACTAGTTTCGCCTAATGCTAATGATTTAGATATTTCTACGTAATCACTACCAGACCATCTGTATTGTAAATTTGTACTAGTTACTACATATATTTTACCTGATTCCCCTGGTTTAGGTAGCTAATCCAATTGAGTAAATTCTAGCACATCATCTACATATGATGGCAATTGTGTAGAAGGAACCTTACCACTATCATCTAGTGATGCAAGGCCGTTAGCTTTACCTTTAGTATTCTTAAAATTTGTTAATTCTTTGTGTAAACTATCGTCACTTATACCAAGCTAAGTATTAATTTCTGATTGATACTTATTTAACTCTTCATCAAATATCTAACTAGCCTTAGCTATCTTTGGATCAGTGGTAGCATTTACTAATGTACCATAAATTTTTATCTCTGCCATATTTTCAACCAATTACAAAATTAAATGTACCTGCTACCAAAGAGCTACTAGTACGATAACACTTATAATTACCTTTTCCTTCTACTGGTACACTAATAGCAGCCTCCATTGGAACAGAAAATCCTGATGATGTTACGCTATTAATATTAAAATTTGAAGGAATACATAACCATACATATTCACCTTGAGAAATATCTGACATACTATATGTACCGTTAGGACTTGGTTTGACAGATTGTTTACTGAATCCCAATACATCTGCACTGGTTATAACTATTTTTGTAGTATGCCCAAAATAACAAGGATAATATGTTGATACTACTGCTGATGCATTCCTTGTTACGTTGTGTGCAGTAATGGAAATAGAATAAGTAATTCTATCCTGAGAAGCAGTTAAGATATCTTTAATACCGCTAAGATCATTCACCGGAGTATTGCTAAGCACCTTATCGTTCATTTTAAGAGTAAGAGTATCGGGAGTTATAGGATCACCTGCAAACAAGAATCTACCATTAATATTAATAGTAGTGGCTACTCCTTTTTCAATTATGATAGGAGATACTCCAAAACCGGATATCTAAATAAACTAGTCATATAACACTTCCCAAATAGAATTATCGCCTTCAGTCCTATCCGTTATTTCCTTATCAAGTTTGTTATCGACAGTATTTATATTCTACTGCAACTGTTCATCTGCTTCGATTCTAGCATTTGTTTCATTAGTCAAATCTTCAGATAATGTTTGAACTCTGTCTGCGAGTGCCTTTCCTTTACCGCCATCATAAGCAGTGCCAGTTGTTTCTCCAATAAACAGTCTTTCAGACATTACTACCATATCATTGCCATCCCAAAGATGTATGATATTGGTTCGATTATATTCATCTAAACCTACTAGAACGTATACTTTAGAATTAAGAGGATTCATTATCTCCCATTCATTGAATCTTCTAATATATAGTTTCTTGTTTTCTTTACAATAGTAAATATCATTTTCTTTAGCTTGATATAGCAGAGTATTCATTTCTGATACTGTATCTATAAACTCCTATATCTTTACTAATGATTGCAAGTCTATATCACTATCTGATACATCTACAATATAGTCTATTAACGAATCAATAGACATTTTACCATTGTGAATGCCATCTTGAAAAGGAATTATTTCTTTACCATTGAGATCTTTCCTTTCGACTAACTAACTTATTCTAATTCCTTTTGTAATCATATTACTTATTCTGTTTTTAATGCATTAATAGCATCTATAATAGCAGGCTTACAGTATTGATTTACAAATTGCATAATAATTTGCATTTCTTCATCTGTATATTCTAGCTCATCTTCAGAATTATATATCTTTAAAGCTAACGAATGAGCTTTAATACCACTACCTACTTCATAAATCAATTCACCTAATTGTTGTCTCGCATCCATACAAATTTTATTTGTTTTTTGGATGTCAGTGTATACTTCCAGTTGTGCAAAATTTATTTTCATAATTAAATAGATCTACTTCTAAGTATTGCATAATATTTGTTTTGTGAATATACTAATAGAAAATCCATAACATCTCCTGCATTCACAGTAATCTATTCTATTCTATTACCATTATTATCATATAATATAGGTCTATTAGGATCACTGTCATTATTTCCTCTACCCCATATATTGCATTCTTTTGGATTACTACGTGGGTTATAAACAAATGTTACAGGAACGGCCCATTCAACAGTTTGTATGGCTAACTTTGTTTTTACGCTATCAAGATGTGGTAATCCATACCACATACGTCTAACACTACTGCCTATAAATATAGTCCTTGAATATTGCTGATACAGTGTCTAATTTTCAGAAGGATCTGTAGCATAACTAAGTTTATAACCTACCACATCTCCATATAATGATAAACTTCCCGAGCCGTATATTGCCATATTACGAATTAAACTGCCAGTAATATCAAAGTACAGACCATCATTTATCTATGCAACGCCAAAATCATTAGCATTACTTTTAAAAGAACCAAAGTACGAGTAACCTAAAGAATTAGGGGTACCTATTAACGCTTCTCTTTCTCCTTCCTTAAACTTTATATAACTAGAGAACAGTTTCATTCCGTTTGCTTCTGTACCACCAAATAGCACACCTGTAATTTCAAGTGACTAAATGGTACCAGATAAGGCTTCTATCTCTCCTCTTATAGATGCGTTATTAGCCACCATTCTACCATCTTGTCTAACTAAGAATGGAGCTTTGGATCTATTTTCTTCAGTAGTACCGGCCCATATTCTTACAGAGTTATTGTCATTTCCACCTTCACCAGTAATACCAGCTACTACATGGAAATCATTAGATGTATTACCAGTTTGATAACCAACTCTTAATGAGTTACCAGTAATAAAGTCTAATTTAGCATTTTTAGCTATAATCAAATCAGTATAAATACTAGCTACATTCTGAGCTAATTCTTCCCAATATTCAGCTCCACCGGGAGTACCAGGCTAGTTATCACTAGAAGATAAGTGTTTGCCTTGTCCGTGACCTCTATCTATAGTAGATATACATTTGTATGCTTTATAACCTGTAGAAGTTCCTAAATCTTTAATTAAAGCAATATCTAAGTACCTCAATGGTTGTACTGTTGGAGATACTTCACTTTCATTGCAATATAGTCTACCAGGCCACCATTCAGACCTACGTACTATTAAACCTTCTCCTGTATCACCTTTAGATACCTGCATTAACCAATCCGGATTACTATCGCTAGGTTTAGTATCGGTACCGTTTATATTAACACATAACCATAAGTAACCTAATACACTTACTCTATCATAGTAATCATAGTGAGTGTCTGGTTCCCAAGGTCCTCTATCATTAGCATATCTTATCTCTTCTCCATTTGGCTTTACTTGAGTAATAGTACCGGTAAAGTATACTGAATTAAGATATGCCGAATATCCTCTCATATCGTAACCAAACATATTGAGATTATCAAGATTACCAAATTGCATTGCAATATTCTTAGCCTTCTAATCCCAAGTATTCTAGTTTACTAAGTAACGTGTATAAGTACGAGTTGAGTAACAAGATGTTTGGCGATCTACATTAGTTTTATTACCATATGCAACAAAGTTCATTTGAGCACATGGGTGAAACGTCATATTCCAATAATCATCTACTGGCCTAAGCTTGTAACCAAATTTCTTATTTTGTGCATCTAGTATGTTAGTAACTTCAAAGTAAACAGTATAGAAACCCGCAAACTTTCTATTACCTCTACCATCATCTTCATCGTGTTCAGCATTTTCATCTGTCTTCTCTGAATGATATATACCCATACATAAGTCACCCATTGATACAGCCCCGTATTCTCCTTCTTCTAGTTTCAGTGTAATAACACCTGAATATTCATCTGTTTGTTCTACACTTTCTATTACACCTGCGCCAGGAGCATTCCACTTATCTCCTAATTGAATCTCTACACGATTATATCTCAATTCAGGTACCTCAAGGAATCTACGTAAAGTAAGACTATCAAATTCAGCATGACCGTACTTATCAATCTTACCACCAAAACCAGTAAGACCTGATGCGAAACCTTCTTGACCAAATATTGCTGATTCTTTAAACCACACTTCATAAGCAGTAGAATCAGGTTTAATCTTACTTAAGAATACATCATCATATATCTCTGTATTCAGGTTCTTATTAGTCCACTTCTATAATTCACTATCCCATGCTAATGCGTTGTCATTACGTAAATTATTAATAGATACATCTTGTAAATCAACTAATTTACCAAGTAAGCCAGTTACTACCTTATTAGCAGCAATATTTGACCATCTTTTACCATCATACTAAAGTAAGTCTAATTTAGCAGCATCTACTATATTAGTATCCTTCATCTACTCAATACGATTCTATAGATTAATTTGAGTTTGTAGACTGCCTATATTATTACGTAATTCTTCTATATCAGATGTATTAGCTGATATATTCTCATTAGACTTATCTAAGTCTGTATCTTTAGCATACTATATTAGACTATCTGATATAGTCTTAATAGATGTGGTATTTTTCTGTACTTGTTCTTCTAATGGAGTCATTTTTCACAAATTAAAAGTTCGTCATAGAATGTTTTTATACCTAAATCTACTCCTAAACTTTGTTCTAGCAGTATTGCTTTATCATCAGTTTCAGAAGTATCCTTCCACATTTCATCCAAAGGATGTACTAACTTGCTTATCAATGCTCTAAGACAATCTATTTGTTCATCTGTAAACTTTAAATCACTTTCTAATAGACGAGCAATATGATTAGCACAAACCCATTTACGTATACAAGGTATACCTTGATTAGAGTTGTACTTAACTTTTAAGTTATACTCTTTACCTATTCTATATATATCATCTATTAGCATAATGAACAAACTCCATTTCTACAAGTTTTATTACAAGCAAAGCAATCGTGATTATTGTAGTAAGTAGTATTAGCATCTAAACATATATTTAACATTCTAGCTAAATCTGTATAATACTATACTGCATCATCTATAATATTATTATTAATAGCATAACTTAATAGATCTTGTTTCAATATGAATAGAACCATTCTATCCATCTATTGATCGTCTAAACAAGTACTACAGTTCTTACACAATAACTCAACTTCTTTATAGTATATATCAGCTTGATTAAAATAGAACTAACTTGAATTGTCAATTGTAGCTATAAAAGCACTTGAGCAGAAATCTTCAAGTTTAGTAGAATCTATTACTATAGATAATCTCTATTCGTCAATCTTTACATCAGAGCTATAGTCTGTACCTAATACTAATAATTTATATGAATGCTTATCAGGATTTACTGAACTCCTGTTAGAATAGTTATTCAGTGTGTCTATATATAAATACAAATTTGAATCTACTGAATCAGGTATCTTTGTATCTAATTCTACTACTATGTTGTGTTTTACTATTGTTATACCAGTTATCTTCATATTAATACTTTTAAATAAAAAAAGGCTACAGGGCTATTTAGCCCCATAGCCCTTGTCAGCACACTGAAACACTGTTTTTATTATGCTACAGTTTCACCTTTGATAAATGACTGAATACCTTTATCAACGATAGAACCAACCATACTAGGACAGTATACTTCCGTAGTCAACGGAGTAGTCTTAATATATTGGTTGTCATTACTCAGATACAGGTTATCATTTTCAATTACTGCATAGTCATAAGAAGTACCTTCTACTACTTTGCGAGCCTGTTCTACTTCAGGATATGCACCAGTAAACACATGACCTTTATAGCCCATGTAGCGTACTTCTGCATCACGAACTTGCTTCCAGAAACCTTTACCAGGATTACCTGGAGTCTTAGCAATAGTAGCACCAGCTACTGCTTCCGGTTGGTTAGCTAACAAAGCACCCGGAACTGTATGATACAGAGATACTTCCATATCTACAATTGAGTATTCATTCAATGAATAAACGCCTTCGTTATCATCTTTAACCAATGCAGTCAAAGTAAGAACAGCAGCAGCATTCTGAGCCTGAATACGACGATTCTTGTGAGCGTTAATCTTCTTCACAAAAGCTTCTGCCAATTTCTGTGCTTCATTTGATTCAGCGTATACTCCATAAGTATGAGTAAACTGGAAGTTATTAGCTTCAATATCCTTATACAGAACACGAAGTACATATCTATGACCAGCTACTACGGTAGCATTAGTTAAAGTAACTACTACTTTATCCTGAGTAGGTTCTACATTAGCACCAATTACAGCAGACGGTTTAGAGCTCTTTTGAATTTCATTAGAAAATTCAATATTAGCTTTCTAAGCAACCGTACCGTTAGGCATGGTAACATTAATTTTCGGTCCTGCTACACCAACATAAAGTGAACTAGCTTTAGCAGCTTCAGCAGCAGTTTTAAGAATAGCTCTATTCTGATCAAACAAAGCTACTTCACCAGCATTCAAAGCATCAGCAGTAGTATAGCTAGCAGGGCATTTAGTACCGATAAGTACGGTATGAACTGAAGTTATCATATAAATTATTTATTTTAAATTAGACATATTAAGCGCTTCTGTCTATTTTCGCTTACTTTCTACTTTCCTTATTTCAGATTTCCACGTCAATAAGCGCTTTCTGTTAATGTTATTCCATTGAATTTACTTCATTAGAATATACATTATAATTTGGTAAAGTAGCCAGTATTAACTAAACTGCCAATTTAACTACTTCCATATGAGTATGACTAGGTAAGTCTGTATACTCATCAGTAGGATTAGTTTTAAGGTCTACCTTACTTGGTTTCTTTAAATACTCAATAGTATATTCAGCTACTTTATAATTACCATCTGTGTATAAAGTAATTGTATTATCCTATATAAGTCTTATTGGTTTAGCTTTAGTATACTTTAGACGATACTCTGATAATGAATTTTCTTTAATTCTATCTACTGTTTCAATAGTACCTTCTATGGTATCACTATACTTTATTTTGTAGTTACCTAAGGCATCCTTCTCCCAGCAATTATTTATTACTCCATCTGCTGGAGATATGCCTGCCGTATCTCCTAATAATATAACATAATCATCAGGCAAGGTAACTGTATATTCCTCTTGATTTACTTTGGTAATGTCTGTATCTTTATAAGTGTGCTTAGTAACTAGAGTACGTAAATCATCAGTACGTTTCTGATCCTATTCAAAACCTCTTTGTTTATAATTAAGACCAGAATAACGTGTCTTCCAGAATTTGTCAATAGCTTCATTAATGAATGATATTATAGTATCAGATGGTAATTTGCCAGCTAAAGATAATTCAGGATTGATTAACTGTAAACGTCTCTCTACTTCTATTTGTAATTCTCTAGGGCTCATTATTCATTTAAGCTATCAAGTTGTACTTTAGTTTGTGTTCTCTATGACTCTATAGTCTCTAGAGCAATTTCTACAGCCCTATCTATTACTTCATTAAGTACATAATCAGGTACTTCGGTAATATCCTTATTATAGTCTTTATAACTAATAGTTTCAGGATATTTAATATAAGTAATATCTGCTGTATATTGTTCAGAAGACATACGTATAGGATCTATAAAGATCTTTAAAGTATTGTCTTCTAATACTGCTATAGGAGTTTCAATCCAAGGTATATTGTTATACGTTTGTAAGAAACCCTTAGCTTTTTCATGATCTGTTAATGAACATATTGCTGCTTCCCCATTAAAGTGAAGTACACAATCTACATAGAACATTCTTCTAAGCTATTCTCCGTCATTAAAGAAATTAGATAAAGTAAGCACATTAGAATGTGAGTATGGATATACTAATGATAATGCTGTATCTGTCTTAATTAGTTTCTATAAATCAGCAATACGTTTAACTGCACCTTCAAATCCTACTTTTAAAGTATTATTGCCAGTGTACTTATTACATATTACTTCTAAGTATGCCTAATTAAGAAATAGATCTATTTCTTCGGGCAGGAATGCAGGGCAGCCACCAAAAGCAACTGCCTCTGAATTCTTATCCATGAGAACTTTAAATGCCTTATGTAAATCAGATATTTTCATTATTTAGATTTAATTTCTCCCATAATGGCAAGCTTAATGTCTTGATTTTTCTTATTATTCAAGTAAGCAATAACATCTTCTATACCATTACCAATTAAGTCTGTACCAAAGAAGTATTGAGTTCTATTCTTACGAATGATATTCTTAGCAATAGCTTCTTCAATAACAAAAGTAATTTCTTTATTCGGGTTTTCTACCCACTTCATTATAAACTTATCAGGTGCAGCTTCAATCTGTTCACTAAGCTTAGCTTCAACCATTTCATTAGACAGTGTATCAGATTTGATACCATAAAGTCTAAGACACTTACGCATATCTTCAACAGACATCTTATCCATTTCTCTATATGCTTCACGTTTGATCTTGTTAATCTTATTAACTTCTTTAGCTTCGCTATCTTTATTGATAATAACATAATCAGTAGAAGCGGTTACATTATTAAGCCCATCTGCTACTCTCTTATGCTTTTTCAAGAACAAATATTTAAGTTCATCTTCAGGTCTGTCGATATCCAGAATTAGATCTTTCCTACCAATTTTAATAGCAAATGTATCCCAAAATTTGCTTTCAGGTGAAAGCTATCCTTCTGCATATCCAATCTCTTTTTCTAATCTGGTTGCATCTTCTGCACTTAAACCAGTATATAAATTACCAGAACGTGTCCAGTATGAACTGATATAGTCGTAACATGTAGACCATTTAGTAATACCAGTCCAAGGGTTTGTTTTAATTATTCTAACGATTACTTCCATAATTAATTAATTAGATTGTTCAGTTAGTTCTTCTTTATATCTCCAAATATATTTAGTATTATTCCAAGCTCGTTTATTATTAGGATCTACAGGATTTTGTAGTTGTCTTTGAATACCTCTTCTGTCACATCCTGAAACTCTTGAAGCTTCTATAATAGAAACATATTCTTTTATTAAATTACTTTCTTTATCATATTGGCAAATAGCTTTAGCTACTTTTAAACCATTTTCAACAGCAATTTGTTTTTGTTTTTCTGTTGCTTTTCTATTTTTTCTAGACTCTAAGTCAGCTTTTCTACAAGCTTCAGATATAGTAGGTTTCCAATCAGGATCTTTAGCGAATAAACTAGTAGGAACTGTTTTAGGAATTTCAGGATAATCTTCTTTATACACCCATATATAAGGGTTTACTTTAGAACCGGTTATATTTCTCTGTTTTAAAGCATTTGATAGTGTAGTTACATGAATACCAGTTTTTCTAGATGCTTCGTTTACTCCAGAGTATTCTGCAATAAACTCTCCGTCTTTAGTATATTGTAACACTGGTTTTTTTCTAGTAGCCCCAATTTGTCCAGATTTCCAATAAGCTTCTCTTGCTTCAGTTACTATTTTACCAGCTTCTGATAGTTTAATTCTGGTAGCTTCAGTAACTTCTCTTCCTATAGCCTTTTGACGAATTTTTTCTTTAGTTTCTTCAGATACTATTTTACCAAAAGTTCCGTCTCCTCCTTCTGTCATATTATATCCAAATTCATCTTGAAGACTATTATATTCGGAAATATATTGTTGTTCTTTTTTAGTTAGTTCTTCCCAGCTATTTGCAAAATCTATAAGCTCTACTGAGAAGTTTTCTTTGCCATATTTACGTATAGCTCTATGAAGTTTGAAAGGACAGTCGTGCTCGGCACTATAGATATGCTCTTTCCACCGAGCACTTATTCCTTTACTTGTAATTCCAATATATACTTTATTATTTACCTTGTTCGTTATTTTATAAACATCATATGATCGTAACATAATATCTTAAGTTTTGGTTATATCTATATAACGCTAAACTTACCGCAAGGTTACCAATAAATGTATAAAAAAGTTAGAATTAGTCTTCAGCTTCCATGATTAGTTCCCCACACGCACGTGGATCCCTTAACATTATTCCCATTTCTCCAAGGAAGAACACAGTGTAACCATCCTTACCGTTAGATCTCAGTGTATTCTTAGAGTTAGCATAACCAGACGGAGCTACAGCACCACCAGTATACCAAGTTACGAATTCACGATCTTTACGAACTACCTTAACGATATTGGCTTCACCATCACGACGACCCAGATCAAGGAATGTCATACGATATGATTCCAGAGGTTTCAGAGTAACCGGATGCAACTGACGATTATAAGTAGTATCATCATACAACGGGAAGTACTTCAAAGTAAGCTCAATACCATTAGTCATTTGGTAAGTCTTAAACTGACCACCGAACTTCAGGTTATCACCAGAACCAGTTACAAATACAGTATCCATAAGGTTCATAGTAGCTACTTTTTCCTTCAAAATACGGTCAAATTCACGCATACCCATTTCACCAGTCAAAGCAACAAACTTACGTTCGTTAGTACCAAGTACATTGTAAGACAGGTCAAACAAGAAATCTTCCAGCAACTCAGCTGTCAGTCTAGTATACATACGCTTGTTAGACGGAGCAATCTGTTCCAGCAAACCAGCACCAATAAATACCGGACGACCATTAGTACCTTTCAAGTTGCAAGAACCATCCTTATTTACATTAGATTTCATGTAAACAAGCATACGTTCACATCTCTTATACCACTCACGCAAAGCTAGCCATTCCTGATAGTCAGCCCACAAATAAGATTTCTTACCAGTCTTAGGATCTTGCAATGCAATAGCCATTACTGTAGAGTAAGCAGAACCTGTAATATCGTAGTTAATACGAATAGTAGTCAGGTAGTTGCGCATCTTAAAGTGAGTACTATAGTTCAGGATATCACCTTCTTCACTGTATTCTTCAACAGCAGAAGCAAGACGAGATACTTGAGAACCAGCTTTCAAATATTTAGCAGGTACATATGAAGCGGGATTACCATCTGCAATAAAACAAGTATAAACCCACAAGTTACCATCCTGATACGGAGCACCAGCAACACGCAACTGATAATCTTTGTTATCCAGTTCAAGAACTGCTGTAGGACCAAACCAGTTTTCTTCTAACCACAGATAAATAGGAGTATTACCTAAACCAGCTGTAGTATTATCATTGATAGCAGCACCATTCCATTTAGCATCTCTAATGGTAATAGCTCTATCTGTATCAATCATTACATTCCACTCCCAGTTCGGCTGATCAATAGTCATTACATTACCAAGACCGCCAGTCAGCATGTCAAGGGAAGTATTGTAACCATTATCTTTAGTTCCAAATACATAAGATAACACGGTAGCAACCTGATACGGATTCTATTGCGAAGCTGCTGAAATCTTGTTAGTATCAATCAGGTCAGAAAAACGCTTACCTTTGTACAGAACCAAGTTATTAAGAATATTATTATCCATAAAATATTAGTAAATTATAATTTAGTTGTTATTTAATCTACACGCAATTGTCGTGCAAAAGAATCCCACATAGACTCAGTGCTAGTGTTATCCTGTCTTCTAGTCTTTCTACTTACTCCTGTTTTACTTAAGCTATTTTTAAATTTATTAATAGCCGCAGTAGAGCCTTCGCTCTTTGCTGCCTTTAGTAAAGTATCACCTTTCATAGTAAAGTAGGCAGACTCGAGTAAGTTTTTCACGCTTTTGGAATAGTCTTTCTGATACTGAGTCTTTCCATCAGCTGTGGGTTTGAATATATATTCTAATAATGCCTATTTATCTTTTTGAGGTATTTTAATTCCACGAATATTATCCATGCCCTTTATTTCAGTCACAACGGAGTTAAAGTAATCCTGTTGACGCTTTTTAAGCTCCTTAGCACTCTTTTCTTGTTCTTCTAATAGCTGTTGTTTCTTTTGTTCTCTAATGTCTCTAAGAGCTTCTAATGCGTCCGTAGCCTCATCCTCAAGTAAACCAGCATCTTCATATTTAGTAAGCTTCTTATCTATTTGCTTATTATTAAAGCCTTTTTCTTTCAAGAACTCCTTAAGTATAAGCTTCTGGTTTACTTCATTATCTTCAATTTCAAAATCTTCTAGATCTAGTTCTCCATCAATTTGGAAATAATCTCTCAAATTACCTCCATTCTTAACAAATTTATCTAGAGCTTCTACCTCTTCACTAGCATACTGTGGTACTGAATTCTCTTCAATTACTTCCTGGAAGTACTCTACCAACTCTTCTGCTGTCTTAGGTTTTTCATCATCTTCTACATCTTCCCAACCAAGTCTTTCAGAAATAGAATCAAAGAAACTGATAATTGTATCACTTTCAGAGTTATCGTCAGATGTATCGTCATCTACGATATCGTCAGTGTTATTATCAGGATCATTTAAATCGTCATCAGAGCTATCATCTATATCATCTTCCTTCGTATTTTTCTTATCCTTCTTAGAAGATGTTTTTACAGTCGTGTTATCCTTAGGTTCTTCTTTAGGCTCTTCTTTATCAGGATTATTATTCTTACGAATTTCTTCTAACTCTTCATCGGTTAACTCTTCACCAGCTCCATCAAAATCATCTTCGAGACTGGTATTAAATGTATTTTTATTTGCTACACTACCTGGCATGAATTCTTCAAATACTTCAAAGCCGTTCAATGTGTTCTTATCCATAATTATATATAATTAGATTTGTTATTTTTGATATTCTAAAATACTTTTACAAAAATATTTTAATTGTTCAATAGTTAAATCACTTTTCATTTGATTCACTGCCATACATACTAGTTGAATATTACCCTTAATATAACCTAAACCTGAATCTATTCTATCCACACTTAAGTTAGTGGGAACTCTTCCACTATCAAAGTAGTATGTCATTGGTATTCCAGATAGAGCACACAAACCTTTTTGTTTATCCCAAAGTTCGTGTAGATACTATAGATCTATATCACAATCCATATTTTTCCTATTAGATCTATCTTTTAAACCGTGAAATCTTTCATATAAAAGTCTATTTAAATCTTTACTTCCTCTATTCTTTTCTTTACGGCGCAAATATGCTTTCTTTTTGCACTCTTTACATCTACTATCTTTTTCTGCTCTAAACCACTTATCAGGGTTTCTATCAAAACAGTCTAAGGGTTTATATTCTTTACACGAATAGCATAAAAGATTACCATTATCGTCAAACTACTTAAATTTACTTCTATATCTTCCTATCATTTCCTTTTCTTTCTACTTTTAGCTATCCTTGAAAAGTTCTAAGCAAATATCGCCCTCTTACGTGTTAAAGGATTCTTACTATGTGTAAGTTCTTCCGTAGTCTTGCCTGTTCTTTTCTTTAGAGCATTGAATTTGCCTCTATTCTTTTTCTTAATATGAATACCACCATACTTATATGAAGGTATAGGGTAAACCGGCATAATACCTGTATAGTCTATTAAATCATTCATTTAGATATTTATTAGGTCCTAAACTAGAACAATCAAACGGCTAACCTTCTACTAAACAATCTATTAAGTAGTTTATAATAAAATCTTTTTCATCGTTAGTAAAATAAGAATTCTACTACCATTTATCTAAAATAGTAAATTGTTCTTTGGTGTAATATAAATCCGGATTAGGATCAATATACCCGTATTTCATAGATGTATAGTCCTCCATAAACTATTTCTAGCGTTTACCCTTCTCAATTACTTCTTGTAAATTTAAGATTTTATTTTTTATATTCTCAGCAAATTTATTTTTCTTGTTCAGTTCCATTATTGAAATATTTATTTACTCCAATTGTTCCTATACCTAGTAAGGGTATAGAATTAAACCATTTAGTATATGCAGACAAACTCTTATGTTGTTTATAAGCTCTTTTAATAGAATCTTTATCGTCTAAAGAATCCATATATTTTTTAATTAAAGTAGTAGATACAGGCTCTTCTAAACTGTCAATAGCTTTATCATTGTACATTCTAGTTCTTAACTAATTCATATAAGCTTTCTATTCTGTACCTAGTCTAAAGTAGTCACCCTTTATATCCTTAGTCTTTTTCAGAGACGATTCCAACTACTTTAACATATTATTATTTATAGAAGTATCTCTATTTCTACTAATTATAAAATCTGTATAATGATTTAACTCATGTCTAGCTAATTCGTCAGCAGCTATAGGTCTGTATGGATTTACAAGAAAATCAAAATCTTCAGGTCCAGCTCCTATTCCTGTTTCAACAAATTTTTTGTTAGCCTATTTCTTAGCCTACATTTTACCAATTTCTTTCATATCTAACCCCTATACTTCTGGTAGACTGAAAAACTTATGTTCATACAAATCAGATAAAAGCTTATAAGTATCGCTATAATTTGTTCCGAACATTTGATCGGCTTTTTCAGCTCTAACTCTATGAGCGTAATCATTTACACTTTCTAGTACTCTATTCCGTTCATTAGCTACATCAGATAGATATTCTCTCTTCTATTTAATATTATCAAATGCAACGTTAAGTAAGTCCTATTCTCTGCTTTTACTAACTGATGGTATATACCTTGCGGTTGGTATTAACTAGCGTAACCCACTCGGTATAAATGGTAATACACCTAATGCTGCTAAACCAGCTCCAGTCCAATCTCTTTCTGTAACAGCGTTATATACATCTCTAGCAGATAATGCATCTCCTATAGGAGTTATATTAGCGGCGTCTTCTAAATCTATAACAGGTTTAAGTCCTTGTTCTTTAGGTCTACCGTCAGGAGTTCTACCTAACTTAGTATTAACAGCCTTAGTAAATTCATCATCTGGATCGCCTACTTCACCACCATTAGCCATATACTATACTGGATCCTAATACATATTATATGCAAATGTATTAGTAAGTTCTGATATGTCTGCATCTTCTAATGACTCCCATTGTTCTGGTATCTTAGCTCCTTTACTACGCATATTACTTATATCTTCAGGAGTAAGTTGTCTATTAGGATCTATATAGTAATTACCCTAATCATCTTTCAGATTTGAATTATTACCTCTAAAGTCCCAAGTCTATGCGTGTTTCTCATTAGCCTAATTGACATAATCTTCATACGAACTATCAGGATTACTAATGCGTACATTAGGAGAGGCATTAAGTATAGCTGGAGTATTGTCTCCTACCATATGACCAACACCTTCATGCCAAGTATTAGCAGGTCTTAGTGAAGTATAACTGTGAGCTTTTGGATTAGCAAAACCCTTAGTACCTTTTTCCTTAAGTATATTAAGCTATTGATTAATCTGAGCATCCGTAGGATTATACCCCTATCCTACCATATTATCTCTCATAGCTTCAGTAGGGGTTTTCCATGTAGCTTTATCTATATTAGATAATACACTGCCTAATTTATCTCCTCCTATCTAATCTGAATATTTTGGATTCTTAGCTCTCTCAGTATACCAATAGTTTGCAAAGTCTTTTTGATATTCATTCTGATTCTAGAACATCTTGTTGTAATCAGGTCTTCCATCTACTAAAGACTCTTGCATTATATCTCTTCTAGTCTTACGCTGAAACTCATTTACCTCTCCACCATCTGAATACTTCTTAACATATATGCCATATTTATCTAATAGTTCTTCTTCTGTTTTAGGAACGAATTCAAATAATCTTTCACTCTACTGTTCATTTAGTCTATCGTATTCTTCACTATAGCGATTCTGTGTTAATTTCTTCCATTTCTAAAACTCTCCATCTGTCATTTCAGAAGGATCTATTAATTCAAGTTCTGTACCAAAACGTTTGTTTACGTATTCTTCCTTTAATATAGGAACTTTTTTCACTGCCTAATCTTTGTTTAATAATCTGGCATTAAAAGTAGTTCTATTTAAAAATGGTCCAGGTATACCTAACAAATTAGCTGGTTCTAGATCAACTAACCATTTTGGAGCATTATCGTTCCATACTCTTTTCTAATATCCATCAGGCTGCACTTCAATGTGCATGTACTTGTTTTTCAGCCATTCTGGTAATATTCTAGCTCTATTAGCATCCTTAAATGGATTAAGATCCCATATATCTTCTGTAGTAATAGTGCGCAAATCGCCATTATCTCTATATTTTATAGATATATTTCCACCAGTACTATTTATCATATCTCTATATACATAAGGAGTATTTTCAGGTTTATACTGTGTGGTTTTCGCTATATCTCTTAACTAGACATTTGGTACATCTGTTACATTACTTCTATACACAGGCATACCGTTTTCTTTGATACCAGTATTAATAAGATATCTATCATCATGAGGAATTCCTAGATAATTTTGCCAAGCTTCTTTTCTAGCTGCTGTCATAACATCTAGCATATGCTATTGTTTCTTATTATCTTTAGCAATAAAGCTACCTAGAGTAGTTGGACTGTTTATCCAGTTTTCCCATTTAGGATCTATCTTATCTCCTTTACCCAATAAATAATCTTTTAATGCCCCTTTAAGTTCATCTTTCTTACTACCTCCGGGTATATAACTATCATAATAGGATCCAGGAGCTACATTATTATAAATAGAATTTACTAAACCTTTCTTACCGTACTTACTCTTTATCTTACTTAGCCAATTACCAGGTAAAGCTAGTAAACCTAAGCCAGCTAAAGCTGCACCATAATCTTCGTTCTTAACATCTTGAACTATTTGTGTTACCTCCATTGCATCTCCAACTCCAGGTAGATAGTCAGAAGTAATTACAGGACTTAAACCTTGTAGATTACTGGTTGATTGTAATCTACCCTCGGAATCTACGTATCGAACAACTTCACTAGAAGATTGAGAATCTACAGCCTTACTTTGTTGTAACTGATTATAAGTACTCGGACTATTTTGCTTCAAATCATCTAATACATCTTGGTAACTAGGACCACTATATTGATACTACTACCACAATGGCACGTCTCCCCCGTTCTGATAGGCTTGTGCTTTCCAATCCCAATAGCCTTTACCGGGATTATTCTCCCGGTAAGACTTTAGGTTCTGCATTCTCTATTTAAATGCTTGTTTATCCATAATTCAATCATTTACTACCTTTTCCGCCTTTTCCTTTTTTACCGCCGGATTTCTTTCCGCCTTTTCCGCATGCCATAATTTATTCCTCCTTAACTTTTATAATATTTATCACTTAATTTGTTAGCCCATTTTTCTGTATAGAAATGGTAATAGTCATCATTTTTACACCACAGCTTGTGTACAGCTGCATGAAGTATAGATGGTAAACCTATTACTAACAAATATAATGGACCTAAATATTTACTCTGCACAGTGTGTCCATATTCATGTTTGATATACTTATGATTACGTACTACTATGTATTTGCCAAGTGTAATTCCTCCCTTCATATTAGGTGATACTTTTACTTTGACATTATCGTCTATATTTATAATAGTACCAGAGTATAAAATAAATAATATTTTACCTATTATATTCTGTGGTAATTGCCATAAATACAAACCAAATTTCTTCAATTTATTCATATTACTTCTCTCCTACTACTCTATTTTGTTTTGCAGTACGTGCTTTTAATTGTTCACGTTCCATAGCAGCTTTATCTTTCTACTTCTGTAATTCCATTTCTTGCTTCATTTTCTGCTTTTCAAGTTCAATCTTCTTATTCTCAATTTCACGTTTCATTTCCATTTCACGCTTCTTATTATTGAACTCAAATTGTTTAGAAGCAATATCAGAATTTACCTTTTGTTGTTCAATAGCTTGCTTACCTATTTCAATTACATCAGGTACTCCCGATCCATCTTGATCCATATTCTCAGCACCTCTATAAGCATTTAATTGAGCAACAGTTATCTTAGTAGCATTATTAGAATCAATCTCATATTTCTTAAGATCCATTTCAGCTTCCTTAAGCATAAGCTCTTCTTCTTTAATTTCATTCTGAATTTGAGCCATTTGCTGTTCACGTTCTGCTTGAGCTTGTTCCATAGCTTGTTGCTGTTCCATTCTCTTTTGCTCTATTTCTTCTAATTTACTTCTAATCATAGTGACATTATCCATAGTAATAATCTCGGCTATATCAAGTAAACTAGCTCCATTTTGCATAGCAGGTTGCATTAAGTTCTTAAGAGCTTCTATCTGCTGTTGATTCTTAGTAGTATCTTCTACAAATATATCCATATCTTCATAGAAGAAATCATCTGATAAAGTTAAAAATGCTCTAGTAGCATCATCTAATACGTACTGTATACTAGTCTTGTTATCTTTCCAAGCATGTTTAGCTGTGTCTAATAACATAGTTAAACATTCTTTTTTTACCTAATTATGAACCCAAAACCAAGGTTCAGTAATATGAGCTGACTATACTACAGATCTTTCTACATTACCTACTAATTCATTAGATGAAATAGAACCTTCTCTTTGTTTACTTACTCCAGATATTTCAGATAACATAGATTCTATCTTATCCATTAGATTAATATACTAGTCTATAGTATTAGCCATAGTAAGATCAAGTGCTGATATCTAATTGAATTGGCTAGGCTTACCACCTTCTCTACCTGGAATATCCCAGCCTTCTTCATAAGGATTTATAAAGTTAACTCCAAGAGCTGATAAATAATGCATCCACTTAGCTACATCTATATTCATAGACTTAGGTATCTAAGTAATATCCATATTAACTACTTTACCTTTATCTCTAGCCATAGCTAATTCAAGACGATACCATAGTACAATATACATATATTGTAGCGGTTTCATCATACTAACAAGACTACGTGGTCTACTGTTAGTATTGTTATATATTACTCCAGTATAAGGTAATCTTTGAGCGTTAGGATTATCCGCAGATATGTGCTGATACTCAACAGGTTGTATACCAACATATAAGTCTTGTCCTATTCTATATCCTTCCCATACTTCGATAATCCATTTCCATTCAACATCAAGTTCATTACCTGTTTCTTTATAGGTTTCATCTACTTGATACTCTTCTGGCATACCTGTTTCAGGATTGATTATATTAACAAAACCAATCTTCTTTAAAGATTTCCAACAGCAATGCCATACATGTATATTATCGGCTTCTTCAAAAGGATTAGAACTAAAACCATTTATACTGTGAGTTTTAATGTGAGGATAGTCTAAAGATGTCTTTCTTACTTCTGGAGTTACACCACCTTTAGAGCGATCATCCATCATATCTAGCAACTCATTTAGTTGTTTTTCTGACATTTTATCATATAACCTATCATATACTTCAGTGAGAGACATGATCATCTCATAACAGCACCATTGAGCATCATGTATAAACTCTAAGTCAGATGTATCTGAATCATAATCAAAGTATATTGGATTGATACGCTGTAAACAAGGTTCCCCATTTACTATACCTACATAGTATATTTCTTCTCCACCTATTAAAGCATCTTTCCATCCTTTAAAGAATTCATGAGTAATATTTAACTTATTCTTTAAATAATTAAGGCTGTGATATGCAGTTATTTCTGCAATATCTTTATAGTCTTTACTAAGATACTTTTGTATCTATTCAGGAGTCATTATTTCTCCAGACTGTAATGCTTCTTGATATTTAGTTTGTTCTTCAGGTCCTAGTTTACTCATGATTGTTGCTTGAATATAGTCAATAATCATTTGTTTAGCTTTGTCCTATATTTCACTAGTAGCTATATCACTAGTATGCACTACTCTGAAGTTAAATGGCCTTTTAGTTTCTTCTCCTAAAAGTAAATCAATTTTTGGTTTTATTATATTGTAGTCCTAAGCCATAGCTGGAAATCCGTCCTATTGTTTGAATGGATTAGTAACATACTTAAGATCTTTCTCATTGTATATACTATTATAAAGATCATAGTAAGTCTGCATTTCCTCTTTACGGCTTCTATTGTTACCATCTCTAGAACTACCTTGACTGTGTCCCGCTATGTAGTCTACACAGGCTTCTTTCCAGTCTTGAGTCTTTTTAGACATAGGTAGTCTCTATAAGGGAAATTGATTAATATTTCTCATAATTAAAACATATATGCTTCTATATTATCAGCTATTTCGTCGTCACGAAACCACTGTTGAGTAAAAATAGGCCCTTCAAATAGTACCCTATTTCTATTCTCTTTTTTTACTTCTTTTACTTTAACATTATACAGCTATTCTCTGTAAATCATTACTTGAATAAGAGCCATACAGTTGTGTGTAGCTATACCATTAGCAACGTATGTATGATCATCTTGCACTTCTATATTATAGACAGTTTCTTTAGTTTTTCTATTTTCTAATAGCCTAATTGGTACCCAGAAACCTTTATTGTCTTTTAAAACTATAGATTTAGTATGTTTGTATTCTATTTGTTTAAATTTATACGATAATATAGGACAATTAGTATTTGGCTCATTATAAGAATAATAATTCAGTAATTTATAAACGTATTCTCCAGTTATCTGTAAATTAACCTATCTTTTTCCATTCCTAGGTTTTATTTCTCTTATAGTAGAATATATTCCGTTATCTAATAATATCTACCTACACTATCTAATTAATTCCTCGTATATAGTAGATATTTCTATAGCATTTCTATTATTCCCATCATAATTTATATTATATTTCTAATGGCCATCTGCTTCTAATAAGCCTAAAATGAATGGTATCAAATCTGTATGGTTGTTATATACTTTATTATTTATTTTTTTATTGTTAGGTATACAACCAAAATCTATAGCTAATTTGTGTAATTTTTTAGAATATACAAATAATCTATAACAGTTTTTAAATTTGTCTCTTATTAATTTACAAGGAACCGTAGGATCAAATTTTTCAATTATTTCCTTGCATTGTTCTGCGCACTATAATTGATTTAGCTAATATGTTATTTTTACTTCATTGCTTTTCGGATTACAATACCCATCTCCCATAATCCAACCAAGTACATACAGCATTCTATCATCTATGGTTCTTGGTTTACTTATGATGTTTCTTTTTGGTACTAAAGCAAATTGGTATTTATATTTCAATTGATCCGCTCTTAAGAAACCTTCCTTTAAACAGTCTAATTTTCTAAATTTATGTGATAATTTATCTGTATATCTAACTAAAATAGGATGATTATCTGTACATATTAGTTTTTGATAATCTCCAGAATACTATAAAGTTACTATATTTCCACAATGAGTATGTTTATCTGTCCAAGTAACTGGTTTAAAGTTTCCTTTATCAGTCAGTACTAAATCATTTATACCTATTTCCTCTATAGGTATATCTCCTTTATTTGTTGTAATTAAAGTTCCTTTTGTTAAACATCTATCAAAGTTACCATTGTCATTATAAGCTATTAACTCTTCTAGTAAAGGTTCTGACATTATATTGTATAAATTCTTTTTTCCTACAGAATTTTCATCATTTAACCAATCTTTTATCAGACCTTCTCCCCATTGCTTAATCTACTTATTCATATGACAACCCTTTTTTCTATTTACTTTAGAGTTGCTAACAATATCATTAATAATGTCAGGCTAATCAGCTAATAAGTAATCGCAATGCTTATTGGTAAAGTAAACAAATATTCCTTTGTTCTGATTTTCATACATTGCTCTAGCATTGTAATATAACAATAATTTCCTTACATTTTCATAAAACTCTTCTGCTGATTTAGGTCTACCAGTATACTCAGCTACTATAATATCTGAATATTGTTCTATAGATTGAACACGCTTATATATAAAGCAGGAACCTAGAGACGTAGTACTTGATTCATCATAGTCATATGAGTCAATACCAGCTATATAAAGCCCAGGGCTAGCATCCTTATTTGGATGTTCCCATATTACTATAGATCCAGTTGGATCATCTCCTATCAGAGCTCCTGTAGTTTCATCTCTTTTAGTTCTTAAAGGATAGTGAGTTATGTCTCCAGTTTTTTTAATTACCCATTTAATAGTACCATCAGGTTGCTATACTAGATCTCCCACCTATTTATGATTCTGTAGTTTCTTATTAGTTCTAAGTAAAGATAGCTATTCCTATAATTCTTTTTTAGGGAATATATTACCATTAAATTCTAGCATAGCCTCAGCAGGAGTGATAGGTCTCTCTGCTACATATCGGTCTACTGCTGCATTACTAGTAGCATTAGATATTACTATCTATCTTTCGGCTAATATATGTTCTAAAGACTTTTTTCTAAACGTATTACCATCCTCATCCATGTATATACGTTTACCTTCTTTATCACGTATATCAAGGTTAGTATATTGAGGTACAAAGAACCCGCATTTATTAGTAGTAGCTGTTTCATCCCATATGTTATCAAATCCTAAACAGTTATAACCATCTGGATTATAGAACATATCCTTCATAGTTTCAAATGCAGAACCTTCGTCACCACCTGTTCCCCATACGATCATAGTACCGAATGCTATACCGTCCACTTCTACTGACGGTCTTGCAATTTGCCATGCAGCCCCTAATTCTGAGAAAGAACCTCCCTCTTCAAACAAAATAAGATTAGCTTTCTTACCACGAACTACATCAGGATTATCCTTTAGAGTAACACCAATAATCTCTGATTTATAACCCATTTCTATTACATTGCCGTAATCATCTTTAGTATAGAAACCAGCACGCCTACGCATCTAAGTATTAACAGATCTTTTCTTACCCCATGCTGTATTCTTATCTATAAAGTCCATATAGTCCCATGCTTTAGTAAGAATACCATCATCAGTCAAATACTGTTTATTTGATGCATATATAAATGTTTTACTATTGGGAATTAAGTAATAGTTACGACAAGCCATGGCTCCTCCTTTATAAGAGAAACCCTTTCTACGTGACTTTAATAAGCATAAATGTTTACCTACTTCTTCTGCTTCCTATACTGCATTAAAATAGTAATAGTCATAATCCCAGAAATCAGGAAAGCTAACCTCATTAACACGTTTTACTACTGTATTACCTAACTTATCAGTAGTAATATGATTAACTATTCTAGATATAGGACAATAGTTTAAATAAAAATAGTTATATCCACTGATAAAATCTCCATCATCAGCAGTATAACCATTAATACATCTATCTCTTTCTTCATCCCAGAATTTGTAAAATTCTGTGGTTCCTTCTGGATACTGACAGTATTGTCCTGTATTTAGAAACTATATTGAAGCCTAACGAAATTTATTACTATTTACTATCTTTTTATTAAAGTCTACCATATTTGTTTTAAAAAAGGGGCGCGTTTCACAACGAACCCCTTCCCAACTTATTGATTTTTAAATATTAAAAACATGATGTTGCGGACCCACGACTCGAACGGGAACCGATGGTTATGAGCCACCAATGATACCTTTTCACCAATCCGCAGTACACAGGTTTATACGTGACACCTGTTTAACACGCTGGCTTACGATCCAGTCCTTCATTAGCTGTGTTTACTATTGATCAGATAGTAAGTGACTTAGGAAGTTACGTTGCTCCTCAAAAGCTTCAATATTTTTTAAGTAGTTTATCAGTACGGATCGCACTTCTGCGCCCAAATCCTTTAATATTTAACGTGCAGTTTGAATATACTACATTACAGTTTTTCTGATAAACTACTTATAAGGAGATTTCCAGTGACTGCAACTCAGTTTCTTAAGCTGAGGTTTATACGCCTTATATTTAGTACTCCTTACCTGGGCTGATGTTTACCCCAGACTACCTGTTCACGATAACTACCTATCCAACAAGTTTCCTTCTGCTATTATAGTTTCAAAGGACTGGTATTTTAATTGGTAGCCCCACTACGACTCGAACGCAGACTAAGAGGGTTAGAGCCTCCTGTGCTAACCATTACACCATAGGGCAGTGCACGTAGATATATTTTAATTGCCTCTACGTATGGCAAGTGTATTTAGAACCAACTAAATAGTCTCTTATACCAAGGCTTCTTAACAACTACCTTACATAATACAGCGTCTACTTCTTTAACTTGTTCCCAGAAGTCTGCGCCATCTTTAGTCAAATCAAACGTAATAATCAATTTTGTTTTCATAATTTGCTTAGTTTATTCTTAAGAACGTATTGTTTAATTTAGGTTATAAATTAATGTATTATTTCACCAACTCATAAGGATTAACCTTAGCATCACCTTTAACTTTACCCATAGCTACCTCTTCAGCTTTAACCATATTCTCTAGAGTATCAATACTTTTAAGTACATTACCTACTGATGTCATACCAGCTAGTAAGTCTTTAATCTTCTTTTCATCTAGAGTATCGTCGAGAGATTCTTTATAGTACTTACTGATGCTATCTAATTTCAGCCTCATATTATCAAGCATCTCCAGCGTACGAGTATAACAGAATGCTTTATAGTCGTTTTCACAGCTAATCTCTTCAGCAGTAAATTGGTAGTTTTCATCACCAAATATTTCTTTTTTTAGCTTTTCCTCTCTACTATCAGCTTCCATACTCTGAACATACGGACTATTCCATTTATTCATAAGTACTATATAACTAATTACTTTAGTGGCGTGCTCTTTATCTGGCTTATCAGCATCCCATACCTTTTTAAAGCATGGGATACCTAAAGCATCTGAGTGAATAACTACTTTACCACCTATAATATCAAATAGTTTCATTAACTTCTATTTTCTTAGTTAAGCTTTCAAACCATCTACTAATGTCATCTTTAGCTACTAGATCGGTGCATACTACTACTTTAGTATCATAATCTACTCCATTCCAGTTAACAAAACACAGTATTAGGTCTCCTTCATTATAATTTATTACCTCAGTATCAGTAATTACTTGTCCAGACTATTTAGCAAAGAACGCACCTCTTACATCAAAATCACTGGGTGTATTTTTAATGGCATTAGTTTCAGTATCATATAGAACTTTATTGCCGTATTTGTTTATTAACAGTTTATCCATATTAATGATTTGAGGTACATTCACATTTTAGATCACAATCACTACAAACTTTTTCAGTACGTTTTGCATTTTCCATTTCTTCTAAGAATTTCTTTTTACGTTCAAAGTAATTGTTCAAATCGTTGTTATTAATAATAATTAAATCTCCTTCTTTTTCATTACCAATACGATACATAAGTAATACTACATCACCTTTTTCTACTTTATATTCTTTGCCAGATCTTATAAGAATACCGTCTTCATCAATAATCCACACATAATCTATATCATATACTGTATCAATATATTTTAAATCTAATGTATCAGTATTTAATTTTATTATTGATTTTCTTTTATCTAAAACGTATTTATTCATAATGTCTAATTTTTAGTCAATTCTATAACCTAAATAATATTCCTTACTTAATCTCTATAGTATACTTTCAGCTAATTTCTAAGGTACATTTGGATTCACATACTCTGAATTATTCTTGTACTTCTGTAGTATCTCCTGAAACTACACTATCTCCTTTTCCAGACTCTGAGTTGTTATATTGCTGCGTATATTTTTCATATAATTTATCACACAAGTAATCTATCTGATCTGCTCTATCAAGTGTAGTTTCTTTGTTAGTATTCTCTATAATCATATCAGTTACAGCATCTAACATATCTCCACTAAACTGATCATACATCAATTCTCCAGACATTATCAACTCTTCTACTTTAGAGAATAATTTCTTCATCTTCTTTGTAAATGTAGAACTATCTGCACTATTTTTCTCAATGTTCCACATCGTTATACTTTCTTCCTTTGTCATTACTCATTAAATTTAATTACGCTACTACTGATACAACTTGCTGCCCAACCAAGTAAATAAGCATAGCATTCATTTCTGCTGAAAACATCTGCTGATAGTCCAAGACTATCGAATATATAATCTGTAACATGTGTTGCCTCATGAGGTATAGTATTTGATAAATCATCACTATCTAGATCAAAAATAAGTACTAATACACCAGATCTTCCTGAATTCTTGTGTATTACTGGTATTGTCATAGCACTAGTACATCCTGTTTCATAATCTTCTACTAGATTTTTATAGGTATCTGGATTCTCTTTAGTAAAATCATTTGTATTACAGAATACAAACATCTTATCTAGATCTGTAATTTCAGTAGCAACCCAAAGTAATCTAGGATAAACTACAGGATCGTATTTGTCAATTTTTCTTTTCATACTGCTTCTTTAACTTAATTTTACCTAAATATGTGAATCTGATAGCTTTATCTTCCATATTTGTAATAGCTTCATTAGCAAATCTAAACGGGCTATTGCATATTACCTCAATAACATGATATGGTAGATTGTATCTATTACTTAATTTAGTATATATACTTGGTTGATTTTTCATTGAAATTTATTCTCCTGTAATACTTACATTCATCTAAAGTAATAGGTCCACTTATAGTATTTGGTCTAATTACATTAATAATATCAGCTATATCTAGCCAGTTATTAGAATAACGTAAACTACCTGTTATAACGGCTAATTTATTTGCTTCTAACTTACTATACTTACGTATAGGTTCGTATATGGCAGTATCATTATCAAAATTACCATTAATACTTAAGAGTTCTGTTTTTTGAGTAATAAGAGTAAATTTATTATAAGGAAGATTCTTTCTTGAGATATTACACCAAATCTTCTTAAGTAAGCTATAATCTTTCCAAACTATAATAGATCCAGGCTCAAGCATTGTTGATTGTATTTTCATCTTTATTCAATCTTAAAATTATAGTTATTTGTACTCTATCACCGATTACTTCTGGTATTAAAGCCTTATTAACTATTACTTCATCCTCAATTTTACCTTTTACAAGTATACCAGAATTCTTAAATTTAGTAATATATCTACTTAAGTTATCTGGAGTAATACCAAGGGTTTTTCTGATATACTTTCTATTCTCAGTACTAATTACATTCTTACTGATATTGGGGAGTTTAGGAGTATTTATATCTATTTGTATAAATGTAGATAATAGTTCTAACTCCCTATCAGTAAGTTTAAGGATACCATTAAGGCTTCTTAGAAATTCATTATATAAATCGGTTTTAGATACTCCTTTAACCAATTTATTCATTTTCTAGTCTAGCTTTAACGTTATCTGCAAATTTAATTAAATTGTAAAGTACTGTTTCGGATTCTACTTTAACGCAGGGTTGTAATTCTCCTTTTTCAAATTTTTCCTGGTTTTCTTTAAGATTCTGCTTATATTCTTTGATTTTCTCTTCTAAGAACTCTATAGTATCTTTAACAGTATCAGATGTAGAATCTACTTCTACCATAATCTCTTTCTCTACTAATTCTTCAGCAGTATTAGTATCTATCATTGCTGATCTAAACTTATCACCACAGTATACATCAAGAGTATATGCGTCCAATTCTTCATTATAAGAAAGAAGATCACCTTTCTTAAAGAATCCGTCTTCTTTTACTACTTTTAAATTTTTCATACTTTTACTTTTAATAGCTATTGTTGTTCTACTAAACCTAAAACGGTTATGTTAAAAATTTGTTAATACTTTTTAACATTTGTTAACATTTAAGGTATATATAAAGAAAAACCCTAGCCAAAGCCAGGGTTTATCTGTAATATTTATAATAAAAATTTCATGTATGTATAAATATTGATTATTTACAAATTGCGATTATATCGTATGTTTTGACTAATTGACTGTTTTTGAATAGATCGAAGTCTTTAGCAAATTTCTTATTATATACTACCTTATCTCCGACATTTAATTCATCTTCTTTATATGAAGATGGCAAGGCTAAAACAATACCAGTAGCCCATTCAGATTCTACTTCTTTTGTTTCTGTCTTTGTTTCATACTTATTATATCCTTCTTCATCCTTCTCCCCTGTAGGAATTTGCTCTGTAATTTCCTTAGTAACCATAATAGGGTCTAAAGGCTTCACCAATGCATCCTTTAAGAAGGTATAATTAAGTTTCTCTAAAACTGTTTCTAATACTTTATCTTCGTTCATATTCTTTAACTTAGTTTAATACTATAACGTAAAGTATAGTCATAGGTTCTTATTTTATTGCTTTATTTTAAGTATATTACCGCCATTAGAAGTACAGTAAGTAACTGCTTTAACTGGGCAAGTTAATTGATTTTGAAAGTAGCAACCATCACATTTACCTCCTTTGGATGATTCTACTATAAACTGTTTACCATTTATATCTATAGGTAGTTTATTCTTTATTATCTTTGTCAACTCTGGATCATTTATTGTCATTTACTTTTCCCTTTCCGTGCTTATCTAAGTAAAGCATAGCTATTGCATTCCAAGCTACAGCAGCCAAATGATTTACTTTAGTTTCTTCGTCAATCTTAGTTCCTTTTTCATACTCAAGTAAGTGTCTTAACATAGCTGCTTTATAACGTTGATAACCGTTTTCTAAGCCTTGCCAGTTATTATCTCCATACTTAATAGAACCAGCTGTATAAAGCTTTACTATGTCTTCAATCTCTTCTAATGGTAGTAAATCCCATCTTAATTTGCCATCCTGAAAATCATTCTTCTTACCTGTGTTCATAAATATATTCAAAGTAATCAACTATATATTTAGCCATATCTGGTGATTCACCATCGCTTATATATGACGATATTACTTTTTGTTTTACAGTATCATCATATTCTATTACAGAATGATTGGTTATAGTTGCACCTAGGCTTAATAATTTATTATATATATTTTTTAGTCCATGAGTATTTGGATAATATTCTGTTTTGTGTATCATAATATTACTTTCTTTAGTATATAACCTTGAGTACAGTAACCGGTAATTCTAGAAGGGCAGCTTCTATCGTATAGACTACAACCTTCACACATACCTTTATGCAATTCAGGTACTAATTGATAAGGTTTATTACCGTGATATATTATCTTTCCAGAGTAGGCTTTATTAACTCTAATTTCTTTATTCATATGCATTATCTTAAGTAAAGTAGTATAATTAATTTATCTAGAGTAAGAGCAGTTATGTATGGCTTACTTATGATATAGAACTTATTAGTCTGTATTAGTAGCCTAACCCCTCTTACTCCCCTATAAACGTCTAATATGCTATTTATGTTACCTTTTCTTTAACATTTATTAACATTATTTATGATTATTTAACGCTATAATGTTAATACTTTTTAACATTTATTAACAATTCTTTTAGCTCATTAGCTAACTTCTGTGCATCAGGATGAGCTGCTTTACTACATCTAAGTTCAAAGAAATTTTCCCAATCACTTTCAAAACCTGTCATTACTAGTTCTGTTTTAGTAGCATTAGGTAGTACTACTCTTGCTTCTTGAGGTTTATAACCCATATCAAGCAATGATTTATAATAGTCTTCGCATTTCTGTAATATTTCGCAGAAATATCTTTCTCCAGATTCTATAATAGAACTGTTATAATTCCACCAAGAAGGCATAATAAAGGTAATTTCATTATTAAATTTATCTTTAGAGTAGTTACAATATCTTTGAGACTCCTGTGCAAAGCTAAATACTCTATGTCTTACAAACTCATGACTTACTCCTCTATCACATATAAATTTCGCTGTAATACGTATCTCATGATGCTCTGTAGGCTCTACTTGATATTGTAAATCATCTAATCTATTATTCTCTACTATAACACGCATATTAGTAGTTATATAATAGAATAAATCATCTTCATTTACTTTGGAGTACTTATTTCTAACATAGAATATAGGATCTCCAATGTTCATAGCTGTCTTAGCAATAGTAAGATAAATAGTACCGTGTTCTAGTATAGCTCCATGCCCTAACTTGATCATACGATCTACAAACTCTTTAGCACTATCTTCTGTTATATTATTCTCACTCTTATAACAAGTTCTCCCTGCTAACTCTATCATCTTATAAGGATCTTTCTCCTCAATTATCTGTACGCTAGATTCTATTAATTTCATATTAGTTAAATTTTATCTTCTATTATTTCTACTGGTATCATATATACGTGCCCTTCATACTCTGGCAGACCTTGTTGTACCACGTAATACTGTTCATCTACTTTTACTATTTCAGACCATCCATCATCTGTAGGTCCTATGTAAGCAGATCTCTTATATAACTCTATAGACTTACTAAAAGGAATAGTATTACCTATTATTTTATACTCAACGTTCATACTATTATAACGCATTGATTAATAATAATTACAAAAATTTAACAAATTTTATAAAAAAATTTAGAGGTATAAATGCCCGTGTGTGGACTACCAACAAACAAATCCCCCACCCCTGTTAGAAATCGGGAAGTCCCCGGTAGGGTTTGATAGGTTTACTTATGAAAATGCAACAGAAAGCAAATCAACTACTACTGTCAATCATTGCATTATTAACTAAATCTTACTTATTATGTCTGATTGTTTATTTACTCCATCTGATACAGATGAAGACTATGCTGATGCATGGTTCAATTGGGATTAATATAAGGGCTGTAATAGCCCTTATTTGCTTTGATTATCAACTTAAAACTTTATAAATATGCTTAACAAAATCAAATTGTATATTGGCTATTGGCTTATCATGTTGTCTTTCTATCCTTATAGGAAGGTATTTGTATGGGATTGGTTTACTCTTAAAGAGTCATTCAAAGTAATCTCACATCCTGATGATTATGACAGTGCTACTGTTGCAGAAAGCTATACAGTGTTTGCACACACTAATGTGGAATTACGTAGGAAAGTAGAACTATTTAAATGTAGCAGATTGTGAATGTATGCAACTACATAGTACACAGTACTCAGTATTGCCACAAAGGCTGCGCACAGGAAGCAAATCAGCCACAGCTGCTCAACATTGGGGGAAGCAGGAAGGAATCCATAGTGTTTGCCATTGTTTGAGTGAATGGGTGATGATATATCACTCACCCACATTCTTCCACTTCTCCCATCTTCAATGTATTACCTCATCAAGTAATATATAGCTATAATTTACAAATCACCAAAAACCTAAGCACTGTACAGGTTAAGTGCATCATGTCATGGCACGTTATAAATTAATCGAACCGTTAATCAAAACAGTTGAACAAGGTAAGCAGAACGCAGGTACTAAGTATTTAGTAGCCAAACTTCAAAATACCTCATGTCCATGGGAAGATATGCAAACATTTACTTGCTTCATTCAACCCATTGTGAACATACTTACTCCATTGTTATCAATTCAACATGGAGGAACAGCACAAGCAGACCAACCCATTCCTGAAGAATTACAGTATGTAACAGGATGTTGGATTGACTGGTGTCCACCACAGAAGTTCTATAAACAACATCTGTCAGACCATCCAGCTCAACCTGCAACAGCAAATCGACCAGCAAGAGAAGCAATCAAAGCTGGTTCGCTCGTAACGAAAGGTGGAAAACCTATTCTTTACACTACACTACGAATATTCTGTCAATATTATATTGACGAATTCGGAGAAAAACAATGGATACGTGGAGGTTCTCCTGAAGAAGTAGGGCAAAGAGCATTCAGTGCTTATTGTATACCAGCTGAAGAAGATAAAGCTCCTCAGCTTATGCCAACTACTCCAGAACCTGAAATAGTTGGAGGAAAAGTAGTACAACCAGCTCCAGCTCCTACAGCACAAGGTCAACAACCAACCTTCACACAAGCACCACAAGGAGCTCAACCATTGCAGTATTAACAGTCACGCATAGGTAACCGCTGACAGACCGGGAATAAGAATAGTCTGTCATGTTTAAAATCTAAGTCTATACTTTTACTTGCATCCTAGTTTAGTTAGGTTGAGTCACCATGTAGAACTCGTAATGCAAATAACATGACAAATAAAAAACTCAATAACTTCGGAGTAGCGTAAGCTACAGAGTTGTGTAACAATCCCAAGACATTGAGGGCACCAGTTTCTTATAGGTTACGCATGAGAGGGCGAATATACTCCTTGCGATATAAGTTTTAGGTGTAAAATGCACATTTATTCGCAAAGTAATTATTCTATGAAATGCAAATTATCTTCATATGTTGTGAAACATAGCTTAACCACGTCAAAGTATAATAATATAAGTTAGGTATGCCCTTATAAAGACTTAGGTAACGCTAAGGACTATATTATTATACTTTCTTCTTTAATGCTACCGTAGACAGTGACAAGTCTGATAAATGCAGAGTCAAAGAAGCTATTATAATTTATTATGCACAAATAGATTATAATAGTAAAACCACGTGGTAAGGGCACAGTTAGGTTCGCTGTGAGTGCACCCTTTGTAGCAACTAACCAAAGCAAGTATAGATGGGAATAAGCTATTACCTCGATAGGCTTAATGAGGTGCTTGACAGTCTGACACTAACTGAACAATAAGTGTCAATACTTTAGTATCTAACTATTATATCAACACAATGATATATGAAAACTCGTGTATGATGTATATCTCCCTAATTGGGGCGTTACGACGTTCCAGAAACGTAGTATGAAGGCGCAGAGGCGTTAGAACTAAAGTATTTAATAGAGTAAGAGAAAATGAGGTCTTATATCAGACAGCTCTTAGCATAGCTTGTAGCCGCATAACGCAACATCGGCACATTAATGCGCTTACTCTATTATTTTTATTGCATTAACTAACAAATAAATCAATTATATGGAAACAAAAGTATTTTATATTTATACTCTATTAGGTATACTATTTGGCATTGTATATTTAATCTATCTTTATAATAAGTGTAAAGAAATAACCTTAAGAGATATATTACTATACCCGTTTTTTATAATTATCTGGCCAATTTTTGTATTTTGTATGCTGATGGACAATGCTGAAAATATTAAAGTATTAAAAAAGAAATAATATCAAATTATGAAAGAAATATCTTGTATTCAACAGTATGTAATAGATAATCTCATCAACGATAAGAGATTATCTGTAGAAAATCTAATAGATGCTGTAATTAAAACATGTTCAACAGAACAGTTTAATAACATATTATCTATTCTTATCAAAGCACACACTACTTGTAAAGATAAGGTAAACTTTGTAGAAATAAATATGTTTGTACCTAAAGAAGTCAGTAACGAAACTAAAATACAAATAATAAAAATACTAAGAGAACAATTTGGCACTACCAGTCTTAGTCTTAAAGAAGCCAAAGATTATGTAGATAGCTGCATAGGAGAATATAACACGTTCCCTAAAGTTATTACAAAAGAAGAAGTAAATAAAATTATTAAAAAACTAAAACCTTATAATGTTGGCATAAATATGTTAAAGTTAACGCAGTAGAAATACTGCACCTATACTGTGAGAATCAGTATCAACTTTGTGGGGCTTATATCTTAGGAGCGCATATAAATAAACCTATATCTCAATAGAAGGAATAATAGTTGCAAATAGTATTCTGGAAATTCTTTTATAGTTAGGTTTATACCTAAGTATTAGTGCAGAGAAATCAAAGACATGTACCGTATAGGAAGAAAAAGCTAGTGTACAAAGTAAAATCCAGGGACGTGGCTGTCCTATAACATTTTTCAGTAAGCCAGAGAGTATGTTCAAAGGATAATCATACTCTCCTCTTTAAGGTGAGAATCCTTGACAAGCATGTGGGGCTTATATCTATTCATACAGAGCAAGTACGTACGGGAAAGCTTAAAATACTCATCTGTAAAATAGTATTAGTGCAGACTTTAAAATCATGCAGTATAACAATCTTCCATATACTAGTACAATAGAGAGCTTCTGAATCATGTTATACTTATTAGTCCTAAGCGTAGGATAGTCCTCAACTTATTATGTTCCGTTAGCTTAATATGGATTTGTAGAATACTAAGAGTAGTATTGCTAGTATATTTATATGTGAATATAGGTATACTAGTTGCACTCATAAGGCAGCCTTCACGTGGCGAGTGTGTTAAGTAATAGGTTAAATAAATCTTCCAGTTTGTACCTATGAAAACTAATGCCTTACTTTTTATTAACAATTTAATCAATAAATTATGATAGAAACAATAGCAACACTAATTACTGTATTTTGTGGTATATTCTCAATGATAATAACAGCTTGTACTATACGAGCACCGTACTCAAAAACAGTAGCCAACGTACTTAAAACATTACTTATAATAAGCATTATTAGCGGAGTAACAGCATTCATCTCAATAATAATAAGATTGTTAATAATTCATTAACTAAATGCTCAGATGGCGAAATTGGTAGACGCTTCAGACTTAAACTCTGATGATTATTACAATCGTGCGGGTTCGATTCCCGCTCTGAGTACATTCATTAACTTAAAAACAATAATTATGAGAGCAAAGAAATCAATTCGTGCATGGGTAGCTAGAGATAGTAGTGGTAGACTATTTCTATATAGAAACAAACCAAGAAAGAGTACTGATGAATGGTTAAGTTCTTCAGTTCATGTATGCGGTATGCCGTCAGATGCATTTCCTAGTATAAAATGGGAAGATGATGAACCTACTAGAGTATATATTAGAATAGCATAATATGACAATCAAAAGAAGTTATTCAAATAGTATACTCACAAGTATCAGTGAATTTTTGATTATACTAATTATAATATTAATAGTAACAGTATCAATAAGTAAATATTGTGCAGACTATGATTATTATAATTATGTAGAACTCAAAGCACAATATAAAAACTATATTGTGACTAATAAGTACGTACGGAACTCAAACACTTATGTGTTAGAACTCATGAATCCTTTTAGTAAAAAGACTAAAGAGGTATATGTTAGAGATTATATATACTATAATACTTATTTTGTAGGAGATACTATAAAATGAAGAAAGTTAGAGCACACTATGAAGGTAAGTATTATTACTTAGGTAGAGCTAAGAACTTAGAAGAAGAACTCAATTTAAAAAGAGATTTTCTAAGACAAATAGCTAATATGCCTAAAGAAGATATAGAATCATTTCGTAAAAGGTTTGTAATTAAAAACAAAACAGTAAAATTCATAAGAAATGTTTGAACAAGTAAAAGACTACAAAAGTGCTTGTAAAGTATTAGGTATTAAACCTATTGACAAGCGTAGGAAGTTAGAAGAACATGTACTAGTATACATACAGTTAAGTACTATTACTCAAGCAATTAACTTTATTGCTAATGGCAATAAACCGTGGATACCGAAATATGAACAAAACGAACTTATCACAACATGGTACAGTTGGTGGTATATTGATCGGAATAAAATTAAAAAAGGTTCTGATGCAGGTTGCTTCAATCTAGCTTCTAGTGCTGGTTTTAGCTTTATAGGCGTTGATATAAGCACTCATCTACAATTCATTAACAGAGATGCAGCAATATATGCAGCTAAAACATTTAAATCATTATATATGAAACATATGTTTGGTATAGATTAAGTTCTCATATTTATTAACTATTAAAACATTTATCAAGAAATGGAAAATGAATTACAAAACTCCTCAAGAGGAAGAGGCTCAGCAGTAGCCTGGAGTTTAGCAGCAGTATTAATCCTATTAGGAATGCTTGTTGCAAGTGCACTGACTTTTATCTGTCATGATAAGGTTAGCAATCTCATCAATCCTGAAAAGGATAATGTAGAACAAGTTTGTGTTGACACAATCTACACTGAAGATGTACCTACAATACAGGAAGTTCTTCAATTTCGAGAAGATATAAAGCACTACAATCATGTGGACAGTGTGTTTCTTACAATGCCAGACGTTGTCTTAATAGATATACTAAGGCAACATGGAACTTCATTGTCTAACAGTGACATCGTGACTATATATGAATCGAACAGAAGTACTTATAACAAGGTAATGAGCGGAGCTAGAAGTCAACACTATAAAGATTCATTAGATAAATTGTCCAATACTTATGACAATACTAAAGATACTACTTTCGTAAAGAGAGAATAAAGTAATAAACACCTTGTTTTTTTAAGTTAAAGTATACTCGGTCTGTGAAGATAGAGTGTACGTCCTCAGAAGATGACAAACCTGTGGGGCGTAAGTAAATGCATATCGTATATTATTCCCTTGAATACGGCAATAGCGGGTAATGTCCGAGATACTCGTATTTGTGTTTATAATCGTGCAGACGTTAAAATCAGGTACTCCAATAAGGAAAGTTTGACAGCAATCCTGCTTATGAGTTAAAACTATAGTGAGAGTCATAGAAACAAAGTGTTGTTATCTTATTATTAACAAATGTGAGTTGATACTAACTTAAAACAAATCCAGAGTATCCTGGTCGTCGTCAACAATATTAACAATTTAAAACATTAAGTAATATGAAAAAGAAATTAGCAAAGGAGGGACCTAATGCCTCGTATTAAAGTAGAAGAAGGTCGTAAACTTACTGAAATAAAATTCGGTACAGACCATTATCTAGCAAATTTGCTTGCTTGTACTAAAATATTAGGTATACCCTTAAGTAAAGCAAGAACTCTGTGTAAATCTCATCCAGATATGAATATTAAGGTAGATCCACCACTACCCGTTATCAGTAAATTACCTACTGATGCTATTCATATTGAATTAGGGGCATACACAATAACAGTTAAAATAACTATTAATTAACTATCAAAGTAAAATGAAAGCAATTATTATCACCTTCCATGGAGAAGCTCCTGAGAAGAATTATGATGAAATCATCAGAAGAATGGCCGAACTAGTATTCAATAACACAAGTGCAAAGATTGAAGATATCTCTGCCGCTGTGTTAGACGATAAAGAAGTGTCTGAAGCTTTACTACAGAAAGTAGTAATAGCTCCTGTAGCAAATGTTAACAAAGCTTCTATATCAACCACTGTAAAGGCTGTAAGTGAACTTTGTAGCAACATCATCAATGAAATTGGAACTCCATCATTGATGAATGAAGAAGTATTCCGTAAGGAATTACTGAAGTATCTTCTTAACAAAGAAGACCAGGCTACAACTAGAGTATTACGCATTGTTATCAATACTCCAGAAAATTCAGCTTCCAAAGTAAAAGTAGTATTACATAACTACGGTCTATCAAAACTTCCAGAGATACTCAGAGAACTTAATTCTATTCTTAAACTATACTAGTTATGGCAAGAACAGAAAGAGATTATGAAAAGCAACAGAAAGACTTCAAGAAGAAGCCTAAACATAAGAAAATGGAGCCTTATAATCGAAAGAAGTCATGGAAGTAAATCCAGCACTAGAAGCCAATTTATTAAAAGTTTGTATAGATGAATTAGATAGTTATATAAGTAAATCCTTATATATAATTAAACCTTTATCTGTACTTAATCAATGTCCTACACTTGATAATAAAATCAACTGTAGTGAATGTACTCATGAGTGTAAACTCAGAATGCAACCTGAACAGTCCAAGGAGGATATTCCGCCAGAGTATCCGCCCGCTGTTATATATTACTAATTTAAATTGTTAGTATGGTGGATTTCAGTCAACCTAGAACTATTTATAACCAAAACCCTAATGGAAGTTTAGTAGTGCTAAACTGCTATTCAAGAGTACAATGGACTATACAACGGTCAACCAAGCATAATGCTTAGGTCAGAAGAAGGATATGGGTTACTTGCGAATAAGATATACGAATAAGCAAGATAGTTCTTTTTTTAATCTTAAAATTATCAAAAATGAGTAAGACTAAAAGAATAAAAGTCCTAGAGGAATTTATTAGACTAGAGAAACTAGAGAAGAATTCTAGACAGGACTACATAGAAGTATGTGAAGAAGCTGCTAATAAACTCAAAAATGAGTTGAAAGCAGAAGAAAAACGTGTTAGTAGATATCTTATATTGATATCACAGAATACTAACAAGCATAAAGAATCATACAGTAATCGTAAGCTTATAAAAGCAGGTGAGAGAGAAAGTTATCGTCAACGCAAAATTAGGCTGAACAAAGAACGTAGAGAATCTTTACACAATGAGTAGGTCAACTGGTCCTTTGGTTAAAGTAAATACTACAGAGGATATTCAAGAAAGAATTAGAGCTGTAGCATACTTTGGAAAACTCACAACTGAAGCAGCAAAATATTGGTGTGAGAAACAAAAGTACAGACCTATAGAAATATGTCCTACAAATATCACTGTAGCAGTATATGAAGCTAGAGAAAGATATTTTAAACAATGTAATTTCATAGAAATTATTTCGTGATTAATAACTATAGTATCAAACATCTAAAATTTTATCAAAATGGCAGAAGTAAACAAATTGAACATCTTTGATGTAAACAACGAGAGTGATGACATTCAAGAGTCTATCTCTAACGCGAACAAAGTAACCGATGACGTAGTAAAGAAAGCAGCTGAAAAGATTGCCGAGCGCCGTAAGGAAAAACTTACGAACGAACTCATCGACGTGGTTCAAAAGTGTGAATACACTGAGAAGTCCGCAGCATTGCAGTTACGCCGTAGTAACCGCGTGAACCAGAGAATGAAGACCTATATGAAGGACTTGCACAATCTCGCAGAAGAAGTGAAGAGTGGTAAGAAGCCAGTTACGGCCTGGAATGATGAAGCTCCAGCACTGAAGAAGCAGTTTGACAAGGACCTCATTGAAATTGACAAAGATATTGACAAGTCTCAAAACGAACTTGACGAAATCTTCCCCAATTCCTGGTCTTATCGCTGGAATAGTTTGATTCCCCGCCGTAACGGTTAATCAGGCTAAAAAACTAAAATAAAAGAGATTCCAAACTTGAGTATCTTTGTATCTAAACAAGTTTAGTGTTTATGGAGGAATATCTATAGCGCCCTACGGGCCGAAAGTATATTGGACGACACAAAGACCTGAATTAACAGGTCATACTACGTATCTTTGTATCATTAGTGTGGAATTATTGTGTACTACTGATCATATGTCTGAGATCGCGACAATAAGATTGTCCCGTATTAGTAATAGTACTGAACTGCTTTAGTCGAGATATCAAATCAGACTGAATAATGTGTATCTTGTATCATATATGTTTCGTCATATATCATTATTCGAGTATCATCAAGATCAGTAATAAAGAGAACTAACCATTCTCAAGACCATAGGGTATATAGCTTTGGTCGGCTATATACCCACTAATAAGATTAATTATAAAAATAGCAGGAGTATTGTATAACATAACGAAGGCCTACCTGTAGAGAGTGCTGTGAACAGTGTTAAATAATAAAGCTGGAAGGATGGCTTAATTCTGCACGTGAGTTATACTTTAATTAATCTTATAAACTCATTGACTGTTAGGTCTATTGAATCGTCGTTTGGACACGGGTTCGATTCCCGTATGCTCCACTATGTTCGTTCGACTCGAACCAGTAGCAGCTCCTGTGATGGGTAACTCTTCCTCATGTGTGAAATAACACAAATGGCAACTGAGCTGCAATCGGGGCATTATGGTTTTGACAGCGACACAGAGGAAATAGAATAGGTCAATAAGCAGATAACTGGCAATACAAGTTATGTAACAGATTACACTCGCTTAGTAGCGTAAGTAATCTAACGGCTAAGCTAATGTCGTAAAAAGCTGGAGTAAGTAAGCTTTGCATGGTAGTGAAGCCTTAGGTATTACTAAGAGATAAGGTGTTCGAGTCACCTACTTACTACAAATTAAATTAAGTTTAATCAATAAATATTAATTTGAAATGGGATTAATAAAATTTATCAGAGAAAAACTTCCTGAACCTCTAGACAAGGCTAGTAAGGAATTAAGAATGAAAGAGAAATTGGTACAACGTATCAATTCTGTAGTACCACAGTGTTACAAGAATAAGTATCACTATAAAGAAGGAATTTCTAAAGTAAGAAATATATTCTTCTTTTGGGAAACAAGAGGCACTGAAATTATTCATCTTATAGATGCAAGTAATTTAACTCCTGAAGACGAGAGAAAATTTCGAGAACTTGAAGAAAAAGCAAGAAATTATAAACAACAATGCGTATAAGATACTTTGCATGGTTTGACTCTAAAGCCGAACGAACTGAATTTATCAGTATTCTTAATCAATCTCGCTCAGAATCTGAAGCGATAAGTAAACTCTTAGATAAATATCCAGACTTAAGTATGTCTGCAATATCAGGAGTAGTAAATAACTTTCAAAAAGAAATAAACAAAAAGTCATGAAACTAAACCATCCTGGAATCTACCGTATTATTGGAGAAAACTATGAATTGTTAGCCAATATAGTAGGAGAAGTACCGTGTTTAAGAATTACTTCTGCATTACTTATGAATGACCTTGTTCAAAGAGGTAAGTTTACAATATTATCTGAGGATTCAATTGAAATACAAAATGTATGTAATAATCCAGATGCATTCTTGTTCTTCGAGCATGAATACTCAGAAGTATGCCCATTACCACCTTATAGACAATCTATTCGTGGTACAAAAATGCCAGATATCAGTAATGATATGATGAAAGCATTTACAGAGCGCTATATAAACGATATGTCTATAAACGGCAGAGGAATTGAAGCTACAAAAGCTTATATTCTAAGTGTAACAGACTGGAGCCTAGCGCAAATAAACGTATTATTACTTAGAATAGCTAATAATGTACGTCGCAATGGTCGTAAATAGTATTACTGTTTATACTTATCTGAATAAATGTCCAATAAGATATAATCAGATAAATTGGAGACCATCCTGGTATGTATTTTTAAGAATACAAAACAAGGAAACAAGAGAAACAGAATTCCACAAATTCTTCAAAAAACAAACATTGTCTAAAGTACTAGCATGGTATGATACCCAAATACTACAGCAAATAGGCATAGCTTCTAAAACTACTCTTGAAGTAAGAATAAGAATAGTCTGTGGTATGGTAAACAAACTACCCATTGAAGTACTTACTCGTGATTTGAAGATTGAATTCATGGAATGTATATGGGATACTTTCCGTAAGTTCTATGATGAATGGAATGAGTGGTATTGCAGATATATATTGCAATTACCTTTCTAGGGTTATAGTCATTGGGTTGACTATAACCCACACTAAAGCCCGTAATTATGACAGATGAAGAAAGACAACAGCTTTTCGATCTGATCAAACAGGCGAAAGAAGGCAAACAAAGTGCCTTCACAAAGCTTTATGAAAAGTATAATCGAATTATATACAGTACTATATATCGTATTGTAAATAATAGAGATGCAGCAGATGATTTATTATCTGTTACTTTTACTAAAGCTTTTTCTAAGCTAGATAGTTATATTAACAACATTTCATTTGAGATGTGGTTAAAAACAATAGCTATAAATAGTAGTATTGATTATATTAGACGTACTAAAAAGGAGAATGCAAACTATTGGCTGGATGATGACACTAGTACTGTTCAATTGAGAAGTTCGGCCGACTACTCACCTGAAGATAACTATATCTTCAATGAAACAGATGCCAGATTAACAAATGCCTTCAATAGACTTCGTTATAAGTACCGATATATACTCGAACTACGTACTGTTCAGAATATGTCTTACAAACAGATTTCTGAACAATTGGGTCTCTCAGAGAGCCAAGTAAAATCTCAGCTTAATAAAGCTAGAGAGAAATTAAAACAATTGTTAAACTAAAAATTTACAAACATGTCAGCAATTTGGATTATTGTGCTACTATTAGTAGCATTTGTCTTTGCGAGAGGATTTCGCAGTGACAAGATGTGGTGGATTTATATCTCCTGCATCGTAGCTGGCTTGTTAGTAGGTATGTTGAGTAAGGAAGTAATCGTGCGTTCAGGGATGAACAAACAAGATACTTCCATTACTCAGCTAATCAACACCGTTGATGACTATAGTTCTGCATGCACACAAAGCTTAGTGTGTACAGTGACAGAAGGTACTACCAATTGCCTATCTGGGGTTGTGAGTAACATGTCAGAACTTAAAGTAAAGTTATCAGACGCATTGATTAGTAATATCTATACTAACGGGCGTGACTCACCAGCAATAGAGGATGATAGTTGACCTCTTTAAATATTCTATCGACTGAAAGTAAAAAATTATTATTAACCACCAAAAAATTTATCAAGAATTATGGCACAAAAAGAAATGTCTAAGGCTGAAAGAAAGGCAGCATTGAAAGCAGCTAAAGCAGCTGCAAAAGCAGAAGCAAAAGAAAATAACAAGAATACTCAGCAGACAGCTGAGAAAGTTGAAACAAAGGAGAACAAGAAAGAGGAAAAGAAGCCTCAAGTAGCTGCACAGACAGTAACCAACAAAGACCAGAAAGGAGAGACGAAAGAACAGAAGGAACAGAAGAAAGAGCAGAAGTCCGGCACCCAAAAGCAGAAGAAAGACAAAGCTCCTACTATCATTCCTGAAGAAGTTACAGAAGACAAACCGAAAGTATCTCCTGAAGAAAAGGCTCTCAAGCGCGCAACATCGCTTGTAAGTGGAATAACTGGTGCAGGTATTCCTATAGGTTCAACAGCTTCATCAGTAGACGGAAAGGCCATGTTAGCATTTGTAATGCAACAGCGTTACGCTAACAACGAAGAACTTGCCAAACGCTATCCTGAAGTATACGCAGACATCAATCGTACGATTGATGTAGTGAGTCTGCTTGCCCTTGTCGATATTCGCCAAGACTTATTCAACCGTGGCGAACGTGGTGAATTGCAACTGATGATTGATGCAAATCAACTCATGCCGTTGCAAGGTATGGCTGAAATGCTAGGTATTAAACTAGCTCCAGCTAAAGCATTACCAGGTAGTGATGATGGTCAACTGGCTATTGACTTTAACAAGTCAGAGATTCCAGAAGAACTAGCAAAAGATGCTGGTAAGACTGTTACTAAAGTACCGGAGCTTGATCCGAATAAGATCACAACAGATGAGGAAATTGACGAAGCGTTAACTTACCTCATCAACAAAGAGAGAAATGTAGCAACAAACATTGTTAACACCGTAGAATGGTATCGTACTTTACGCGGCCTTAAGGAAACTAACGCTGACAAGAAGTTAGCATTAGATGAGATGACAGTAGGTGATTGGATGAATGAAATATTCAGCCGTATCAACCCTGTTAGCTTACTTAAGGGATTAGGAAGCTCAGTATATGTGTATACTTCACAGACTGGCTCTCCGTGTATGGCACACTCAGTACTTCACAACCATTTGACGAAAGCTGGATGGAGTGAAGAACAAGTTGCAGAAACTGTACGCGCTCTTATCAACGAGAATTTCCGTCTGAAACAGAAGGATAATAAAGAACTCACGCCAGAGTCAGATAAGGCTATTTCAGCCATTATCTCGAACTTAGGCGAGGAGTATATTGATAAGTTGTTTGCAGATTGGGGAATCAATCTCGAAGGAGTAGAAGAATCTAAGAAGAACCAGCTTGAGAATGATCGAAAGATTGCTCGAATGGTATTAGGTTCTATTAAGACTAACTTCTTCAGTAAAGATGAAAGCCCGACACCTGATGAACTTCGTCTGAAAGTTGGTCAGATTATCAATCTGTATCGTGACCCAGCTTCTCGTCTTGCTGCGTACTGCCAGTCATCAATAACTTCTCCAGTAGAGAAGGAATACCCAGAAAAGAAGGAAGAAAAACCCGCCGATGAAAAAAAAAATTAAGCATGTGGCGTAAGTTTTTACAATTCATAGGGTATAAAGACTAACCATTCTCTAAAATAGCATAATCAATATGAATTTTAGATTTATTACGGCTGTCGGCATGTTCATCGCCAGTTGCATAATTGGCTTTGGACTGCGACAGACAGTCACAGTAGTACAGGCAGCACCTGTAATTCCTTCACCTATAGAAATGCCAAAATTTCCTATAGTTAATAGTGAAGAGAGTAAGTCTGTCGATAAGATAGATGTCGAAGTAGACCTATCTACATTAGAAGTATCCGTGAAAGGAACAACAGACGCAATTGTGAATGTAAAGACTATTGGTGAACCAAAACCAATAGTTAAGTGGAGAACTAAAACAATAGAAAAAGAAGTAACTTCTGGATATCCCTACATTAAATCTGTAGGTACTATGCCAGACAGTATTAAAGCTATTTCTCCATTATCTAAAGTAAATTCTCATGGTAAGTAATTTAGTTATACTAAAACAAATGATACGATTATCTCGTATCATTAAGGATATGAAAGAAGCAAGATGTAAACTTAGTTCTATCTTATCTCAATCTTCTTACTTTATAGTAGAAGGAGACCAGTCTGATATTATTAATAATCAGACTAAAGATAGTATAGCTAATTGCTTATATACTGAAAAGTACTTACGTTTGTCTGTAAGTAATGCTTGTAAATGTTTGGATGGATTTAACGCAAGTATCATGGAACCAGTTGATTATATCAGTAGTAGTGATGTAAAAAACAAATTCGTAGATATTTGTAAAGGTAAGAAGATTGTTGCAACAATCTGCCTGAGTACAGGTAAAATTACTATGTTAGAACCAGAACATAATGAAAATGTAGCTGAATAGAAAAGCTCAGTGGAAAATAGTTAATGACAATAACCACTTAAAAAACCTATAATTATGTCATAGTTCGAGAGGAGTAAAACTGTAGCGTGAATCACTCCAGCGGAAGTCATGCGAGGTACATAATAGTACAAGTCGCGCCGTGTTAGGGAGCTGTAGTCATTTCTGCTGGCCCGAAAAAGTACAGAATCCGAGAATATGTTAGCTGCTAAAACAGTGAGATCACTCAAAAGGTAGGATATTAGGCTAAAACGTCTGAAAAACGGATAGCAGGGGATCAGAGTGCTTAATCCTCATTAGGTATTGAGAACCGTCTGGTGAATACTAAATACTCTTAATTACTGCAAACAGTACCGCTAATGCAGAATTATAAATCAAAGCAAGGAGAACGAAATCTTCTACAATTACTCGTTTTAGATTATCAAAATCAGAATCAAATAGGAGTATAAACACGACGCTGAAACAGGGACAATACGGTTCCTGACTTATTCCTTTGGAAAGAATAAGTGAAGCCGAGAGGCAAGGTTAGTTTCACCTAAAGAAAGCAGCCAACTCATGGAAAAAAAGAGACAGCATATAACGCGATCACCGGTCTCCAAAATCGGTTAACAAAAGTGCAACTATGCACCCAGAAAGGAAAAATAGCATTGCTAACTATAGTGTTCAGTACACATCAGCTGTGATGCAATATGCAATTGTGGATATTGGAACTTGTACTTATGAAGGTAGTAAATTACTGATACTAATGTAAGGATAACCGTGTTATGGTACACACTATGTAAACTTGACTGATTATCGTGGAGCAGAAGCCAATTCTGTGCCTTATGGTAAATAGGGTCCTCGTGAAGGTGGATACGCAATGTTCCAAGGATGAAGTAGGAGTGATGTATATGAGATTGATACAGTCTTTCAAGTCTAAAGTGACTCACGTGCTTGGTCGTTCGTGTGAGTATAATTGAATGAGGAATGATTACGGAGCAACAGACTCGTCGAGCGGTTTGAGGGCGCTATAACCCTGATTCTAGATACAGTGACCTTTAGCAAGTCATATTATGTGGTAAAAATAAAACTAAGGTGATGCAGGGAAAACACCTACTAAAAAACGGCAGAGCTTATAAGTTTCAAGACATGTAAACTTCTTCTTAATATAACGTAGTTCACGCCAGGATTATTGTTATTAATAGTCGTATTTAAAACTAAGGAGATACAGAAGACTATGCCATTAGGTTATGAGTATAAGATGTTATACTGTATTTACTAATGTATCTACGCTGAATAAAGCCAGCTATGAATAAATGAGCTTTAATTGTTTAATCTTTAATAAAATGGGAAGTTCAATGGAACTGTAAACGCTGAGACTACCGTTCGTAAGAGTAGTGTGAGTAGACAGGTCGCCACCCCGACTACCAACCGTTATCGCTGACATTGACACTTCGTAAAGTACTAATTGCAACTTAGTATGTATGAAGAACGCTGATTCAGATTTAAAGTAATAAATATAAGAGTATACTGTCTATATACTCAGGTTTCTCATGCAATAGCGGAGATAGTACCGGTATTTATGATGCTGATGAGAGGTGGAAATCCTCGTATTCGTGTAGTATAAATAAGAAATCCGAGAGGTCAAGTGGGTGTCTTGAAAAATTAGGCAGCTTGTAGTGTTTTAGTAACGTTTCTCGACAGAAACGACCCTCATTCGCTTAGAATGTTGTAATCCTTAATTACTCCTAGGCATACCAGTTGCTGATGAAAGAGTTCGATATATTATGCTTGTACAATACTTATGCAAGAGAACATGATATAAAGTAGGGTGATGGGTGCGGTAAGCATCGTATAAATTGAATCTTATCCGTTGGAGTACGATAAACTTATATTACCAAAGTATTATCAGAAGTAACTCTCAGAGTATTTCTCATAAATTATTTCAATTTATTTTCAAAGTAAGCCAAGTAGATTATGTGATTGACTTCACTACTAAAATTTTCAAAGCTTAGTAAAGCGGTATGATATAAGACGCATACTTTAGTATTACAAATAATCGAAAGGTGGAGAGCATTAACAAAGTATTAATTAAAAATTAAGAGAGTTTCGTATTGGTGAAATCAAGCACGGACTCAGAAAGGAAACATTCTTATGGATAAAAGTAGCGTAGCACCGACTATTGGTGCATTAGTAGGAACTCAGAGCACTGCTGCTCAAGTTATGGCTCGTTATCGGGCAACTGCAAAAGAGTATGGACGGTTCTTTGGTGAACAAATCTATACCGTAGTAGCAACGAATCCTGACCTTAAATGGAAGGAAGATGTGCTCAATGACAAGAATACTTTACGGAAAGAAGTAAACGTATTCATTGTTAAGGCCATTGACATTTTAGATGTCAAGTTCATCGCTAAGGACTTAGATGGTGAACCGAAAATCATGTTGAATCCGGATGACAACGACCCGAATCTTGTATTCCCGTTAGTCAAGCCTGATTTCAGTAAGGCTGACCGGAAGAGCGTGGCTGAATGTATCGAACGTATTGGTAAGAAGAACAGTAAACCAATGTTCTTTGCAGCAGAGGAATTGCCTATGCTGAACGATATGTTGAAGATACATAACAAGGGTATCCTCAACTTCTATGAGGATTTGTCTCGCAAGTTCATTCGACTCAGTGAGACTGTACGTGATATGATGGATCAGTCTGACCGTATGCAGTTGGAATATCAACGGCAGTGTGGTGTAGTTACTGACGAAACAGAAGTGACACTTCAGGTAAATCTTGAAGAAACTACTGAATAAGCAATACTATGAGCAGAATTTCTAAAGTAAGAATAGAGCTTCTGCGACTACTTATTTGCGTCGAGCCTACTATACTAGCTAAAGTTCAGAGTTGGGACGGAAGCACTAAAGTAACACCTAATGCGGTATCTGTAAGAGAGGATGGTCAGGTCTTCTTTTACTATGGCAAAGGGCCTTTATGGTGGCAACGGCTTTTAAATACTTATGAATCGGTAAGTCTTTTAGATGTAGCAATACGTATTGCAGATGCAATAACTGGTTCTGGAGGAACTAGAAACGATGTAGCTTTTGACGGTATTACACAAGCATTACTGAAGGAAGCAATTAAAAACAAAGATCTCGATTGTGTTGTAGATATTTTATTTGATAGTATGAGGAATGCTTCGAGCGGAGAGCTGCACTCAAAGTATATCAATAAAGAAGCTATTGAAAAATTCGCAAAAGAGAAAGGTCTAACTGGCAAACTTGTTGTCTCTGACAACATATTCGGGTTTGCTGGTATTGAAATAAGACCAGGCGTAGTCGTACCAGTACGATTAGGCAAGGTTAAACAAGTATAGTATTTGAATTGGAATATTATAATAAAACAACATATTTTCACAGGGTGAATTGGCCCTGTTTAAATATACAGTACTGTAGTTCAACTGGACAGAACATCAACCTTCTAAGTTGAGAGTTGTGGGTTCGAGTCCCACCAGTACTACTACTAGTAGACGTAATTTGGTCAAGTATTAACTTTTAAAAAATCAACTTGAACATGAAATCAATTACATCTAAATATATTATTACACATCGTAAAGAACTTAGTAATGAAATTACTAAATATTGGAATATCATTAAGAACGAGAATATCATCCCTAAAGGTGCTACTCGTAATTTTGACTTAAAACAGTTACTTAATGAAATCCAAGCTAAGGCTGATGAACGAATCCTATTGAAACTGTATTTACAGTGTATCAATATGGGATATAAGAAGTTCTCAGAATTACCTACAACAAATAACTATCTTGCTATATTTACCTTGAGTGAAAAGCAGGAACAGTTGTTCCATTTGAGCAAAATTAAGACCTTAGATCCTAAGCTTAAGCGTTCAAAAGGAAAGAAAAATCTTAACACTACTGAAGAATTGACTTCAGATTATATTAATAGTTTGAAGAATAAACTTCAGTTAGAGATTAACAAACTTAACAAAGAAATTGAAGAGTTTAATAACAAGGCTGAATTAAGTCTTGAAGAAGCTCCTCTATCTATTGCAGCTTAAGAAAAAATATAAGACTAAAGATATTATTTTATATATTTATGACTCTTATGGAAAGGCTTAGGGGAGTAGCTTCCCCTTCCCTTTCTTAGTATTAACCCTTTAAAATTATCAAAATTATGAAAAAGAATAAACAATATAGAGTAAAGAAACAGACAGTAAGAAATGCTAAACGATCAGCTAAAGCTAAAAAGCGTAATTATCCTAGAATAGTGATAAACGGAAAATATGTTAAGAAATATTGTCCAGCAGAAACTACTAGAGATTTCGAGATCGGTCCGTCTTTAGTTACTGAAGTAAAAGATGGGAAAACAGTAAATTGGAACTCCTGGAGTTCTAAGAATAAACAACAGCCTACTAAGATAGCAAAAGAAGCTATGGAAGAGAATAAGGCTATCAAACAGTCTAAGAAAGAACGAATAAAAAATATTCTTATGAAAGCAGGCTATGATCCAACTATCCACTACACACGTAAAGAAAAGAAGAAATTTACTAGAATAGTAAAGAACTCTCTTTTTGATAAATCTCCTAAGCCGAAAGAACGTTCTAAGGCAGAATGGAAAGAGCTGTTTACTCAACAGAAGACTGCAAAAGAAGCCCGTATGGAGGCTTTAAAGTATAAACCTTTACCTATCAAAGCAGGTAAACAAAAAGGCTTTACAGCAGCTGAATTAGCTGTTAAAGAGAAGCCTAAAGAGCGAAAATTTAAGTATGTAATAAATCGTAGACGTAGTGACGACGATAAACGTACGTACGATTTTAAAACTGACTATTTTGTAGCTTCTACAAGAGAAGAGGCAAAGAAAAAAGCAGCTAAAGAAGCTAAACAGTATCGTAATGATTCCTCATTTGCTGGTATAACTGTACAAGACATTGAAGGAGACAATAATATAATTTATTATGACGGTAAATCATTATTAGCAGCATAATGGATAAAGTAACAGTAGAACATTCAAAAGAAGAACAATTAATCATCTATTTAAGAAAAGGTTTCTTTGAAAGTAATTCAAAATTTGAATATAGAGTGCAAAAAGCTCTGTTTTGGAGAGATAACGATTATTACACAGAGATTAGAGTTTATCCTAATAGCGTAGTTATAGTTCATACTTTAAAAAAAGAAATTGACATAAATAGAAACAAAATTGGTTTTAAATAATTAACTTTCTAAATTATCAAGATTATGGAAAAACAGAATTACACAGAGTGGAAATTAGCTGAAGCTAAAAGAATAAGACATAAAGGTAAACAAACTGAACGTGATTTACGTTTAGCTCAAAGTAAGTTAGACAAAGAGTCTAATAAGGACAAAAAACCTGAAGATTGGTTAAGTCCAAGATTAAAAGAATTACGTGCAAAAAGAAAAGCACGAATCAAAGAATTAAAAGCTAAGAAATTAGCGAAACAAAAAGAAGCAAGGTTTCGTTTAGAGAAACCTAAACGTCCCTTGAAATTCTTACAATTCTATGTAGGAAGAGATAAGAACAGAAAGCAACATGTAGGAGGTTGCAAAGGAAAAAACAGAGTAAGCGACCATAGAGCTTACTGTAGAAAATTTATAAAACCTGCTATTAATAAAATAGCAGCGTAATATCTATGGAATTCCGTATAGCTCAAGAAGAGGTTAGAGCCGCAGCAAAATGTAAGTCTGTGTGATTTGTGTCAGTTCGAGTCTGACTACGGAATCTAACTAAATATTATTAATATGATTATACGTGACAAAAAGGTCTATGTATATGATATTGAGGTATTTCAGAATATTTTTCATTGTTCTGTTAAAAATACAGAAACAGGAGAAATATATAAATTTGAAATCTCTGAAAGAAAGAATCAACTAAGAGAATTAGTTAAATTCTTTAAACAAGTCAATACTTATATAAAATGGGGAGACTTTTATGGAACAGAACTAGTAATAAACTCAGATATTATCTTTTGTGGATATAACAATCTGCATTATGATAATCCTATAATAAATTATATTATAGAGTATGAAGATAAACTTATGAGCTATAATGTAGCTACTATATGTAATTCTATCTTCAATCTAAGTAAAACTATTACTACATCTAAAGAGGACAACATAGATGCCTGGAAACATTGGAAATATCAAATATGGTTTGATACTTTTGATATTCTTACCATGCTTTATTCTAATAAACTTAGAGTAGGTTTGAAAGAAATTCAAGTAACTATGCAATATCCTAATGTACAAGAATTTGTATGTGATTGGAGTAAGCCTCTTCCATTAGAAGATTTTGACGAAATGATAGACTATAATATAAATGATATTGAGTCTACTACAGAGCTTTTAAATAGATGTAAAACAGCTATTGATTTACGTATAGCTATTGAAGATGAATATGGAGTAAGAGTACTTAGCAAAGATGGTGTAAATATTGGAATGAAGATTTTAACTCAAAAGTATCTCGAAAAAACAGGTTTAACCTGGTGGGATATTAAAGATTTAAGATCTCCAATGGATTATATTCCTTTAAAGGATGTAATACTGCCGTTTGTAAAATTTGATAGTCCAATACTAAAGAATGTACTTGATGATATGAAACATCAAGTAGTATCTCCAGGTAGAAAAGGCTACGAAAATAACTTCATATTTGATAATCTACGCTATACTGTAGGAGTAGGGGGAATTCATTCTAAGAATGATCCTGAAATCATTATTCCTAAAGAAGATGAAATGTTGATAGACATTGACGTAACGTCGCTATATCCGAGTATGCTAATAGAATATGGTTTTTATCCTAAACACTTAGGACCAGAATTTCTTGAAGTATATAGACAGATAAAAGAAGAGCGCGTTGAAGCAAAACGTAATGGTGATAAAACAAAGAATGAAACATTGAAACTTGCCCTAAATGGTTTAAGATGTAAAATATATACCGTATTTAAAACTATTTTCAATTAATAACGTTTTCTAAAAAAAGAAAATATTATAAACATGAAAATAGAAGTAGAAAGACCAACAGATTTAAATTTAACAGGTATCTATAAAATAATAAATGTTAAAAATAATAAGTATTATATTGGAAGTACTCAAGAAAGTTTCTTAATAAGATGGAAAAATCATATAGGAGCACTAAGAAGAAATACTCACAAAAACAGTCATTTACAAAATGCATATAATAAATACGGCGAAGAATCTTTTGTATTTAATATTCTAGAAACTTGTAATAAAGAAGAATGCTTAAATAGAGAGCAAATATATTTAGATAATATAGATAAAAATAGTTACAACATAAATTTATCAGCAACAGCGTTAGATAAATCTGAAGAAACAATTAATAAACAAATAGTCAGTAGAAAACTTTTCTACAAGGAATGTCTAGAATGGTATAATAAAATAAAAGATAATAAAATTTCTTTAGAAGATGTACCAGATAAATTTAAAATAAGAATAAAATCTTATATAGAACATATACCTTGGAATAAAGGGAAAACGTATAAATCTACAGAACATTTAAAAGTTGCTCACAAACCTTCAGATAGAAGTAATGTTAAAAATACATTAAGAGATAAAGCTAACACAGTTTATGTATATGATGTTAACTATATTTTTGTTGATAGTTTTAGAAGTTCTAAAGATTTAGAGGAGCTGTCAACAAAAATAATATTACCTATAAAATCTAGATTTTCCTGTAATAGAATGAGTAAACCAATTTGCTATTTAAGTTCAGGTAATATAAATAAAGCAATAAAGAATAATAAACAATACAAAGGTTTGTATTTTTTTAATAAGCCCTTACATCCAGGAATGGATGATAAGAATGAACCAAAATCGGTGAAAGTCTGGAATGATAACACCGAGGTAAATAGGTAACTGCCTATCACTGTACAGCATAGAGATTGAGCGCAATAGTAGCAAAAATATCTCCACGAGTGGTTCACATCTAGAACAGATGAAAATATATGCGGGACTTATATGAATAATAAATATAAGAAACTAAGATAAAAAGCTTAGTGTTAACAACATCGTTATCGGGTAATCTACAAAATGAACATAATTTTTGTTATAGTCCGTTTGCAGTAATGCAGATTAGAATAAACGGACAGTTATTGTTACTAATGTTAGCAGAAAAACTCGTACAAATAGGATGTCGAATCGTCCAAGCAAACACTGATGGTTTGTTTGTGCTTTTAAAGAAAAGCGTATATGAAGAAGCTAACAAGATTTGCAGAGAATGGGAACAACTTACTAGACTTACTTTAGAAGAGGACCGTTTTGAAGCTATGTATCAATATGCAATTAATGATTATATTGCAGTTAAAGAAGGATATAATAAGACTAAGAATCCTAATTTAATTAAAACAAAAGGAATGTTTATTACTGAAGTATTATTAGGTAAAGGTTTATCTGCAAAGATAATACCTGAAGCTATAATTAAATACTTTGTAGACAAAGTACCAGTTGAAGAGACTATAAAAGGATGTACAGATATACGTAAATTCTTAATGTCTGAAAAGACTGGTAAACAATGGCATGTTGAATACATGAATAAAGAGCAACAAAGAACTAATCGTTTCTATGCATCTATTAATGGTGGATACTTATGGAAATGGAAAGATACTGGGCACAAAGAAGGTGAAATTATAACATACACTGAGCCATATGTAGGAGAACATAAATATAAGGCTTCTGCAAGACAGTATCAGAATATGCTAACGGCATCTGGTGTTACTCTTTTAAATAAATTTGATGATAAACCAATTGAAGAACGAAAGATTAATTATAGGTATTATATATATGAAGCCTATAAGATAATCAGAGAATTAAAACCATTACAATTGAGCCTATGGGATTAACAAAGGCTACCAAATAAATTTCAAAGAACTATATGCTCATATAATATATGAGAATATGATTTTAGAAATAGACACTTCTATCTTAGATAGAATACCAAACATATCTATTAATCAATTAGTATTCCTAACACTTGTATTGAGTGATATCAAAGTAATCAATCAAGACATTCAGAAACTTCTCAGCCTAGTTAATGAAGAAGAAATACAAGAGTTAGCTAATCAAGGTTTAATTAGTATTAATAATAGTACTGATAACCAAGTCATAAGTAAGACATCAAAACTAGATGAACTTCTTAAAGAAGATAAAACTATGTTTGATACTTTTTATGACCAATTTCCAGTTTACGTTATACGCCCTGATGGAACTAAAGGTTTCTTAAGAGCTAATGTAAACAAATGTAGAAAAGAGTATAACCGTATCGTAGGTAAATCTAAAGCAATGCATGAACACATTATGGATTGTCTAAGATATGAAATAGATGATAAAATGCGTACAGGCAAGATGGGTTATATGAAAACTATGTGGAAATGGCTCACTCAACATGAGTGGGAAACCTTTGAGGAACAAATGAAATTAGATGATTATCAACCTAATACTTATAATTATGGAACAGATGTCATCTAAAACACTATCATTTCGTCATATATCTACTGCAACAAATGAAGCAGTAGAATATATTCGTAAAAGAAAGAACCACGAAATTCAATCTTTAAGAACAAGATGGAATAAGTTTAATAAATCCTGTATGGGAGGAATTGAACCAAATACGATATATACTATAGTAGGTATATCTGGTAGTGGTAAATCTTCATTTGTGAATACACTTGAAACTGATTTAATAGATTTAAATTCTAATCAGGATGTTATAGTACTCAATTTTAGTTTTGAGATGCTTTCATCTAGGCAAGTAGGTAGAAAAATAAGCAGTAAGTTAAGGCAAACTACTGCTGAGCTATATAGTGCTAATAATGAATTAACAGATGATTTATTAGATAGAGTTGAACAAACTTCTCAACAAATAAAGTCGTATCCTATATATTATGTAGATACTCCTGGTACTGTTGAAGATATAGCTTCTACTATTAATTACTTCTATGAAACTAAAGCTAAAGACAAGAAATTTGTGATTATACTTGATCACACTCTTCTTGTTGAAGGTCAAAATCGTGAAAGTGCCTTGCAAGTTATTTCCGAATTACAGAAACTGTTTATTAAGGTAAAGAAATTACCTAATACTACTATAATTCAGTTATCACAGATGAATCGGAATATAGAAAATCCTGAAAGAATTAACAACCCTTCTATGCATTATCCAATGCGTAGTGACATCTCCTCTGCTGATACTATATTTCATGCGTCTGATTATGTAATATGTATTCACAGACCAGAATTACTCAATATACAACAGTATGGACCAAATCGTTTACTAGTAAAAAACAAAGTCTACCTACATATTCTTAAAAATAGAGATGCAGGAGAGTGTACAATATTAGAGTTTGATAATGATTTGAAATACAATAATTTAATTGAGACTATACGAGAAGAAGAACCAGCAAGGAAGATTTCGTTTAGTAATAACAATTAAAAAAGGCTGAAAATTATGAAAACATATACTTTTAAGTTACCGAAAAACAACAATAGTGCAGATATCTATAAAGAAAAGTTGATGAAACGAGTTATTAATGCTTATCCCTGGTTGACAGTAGAAAGCAACTACGACTATCCTAAATGTGATTTTGGCGTAGAATATGCTGGAGCTGGTGACTATATTACTCTAGGCTTAAGTAAGACTCATAATATTGGCTGGATGCCAGAAGAATGTGCAAACTGTCCGTTTAAGTGTTTTGCTGACGGTAGTATTAACTTTGATTTGGAGAAAGAGTTCTTCAGTGCAATGAATGCACTTGATATCTATGCAAAGAAGAATTATCCATTTAAGAAGGATTATGACTTTGAAGATGAATTCGGTACACCGATTAAGATTTTCGATAATTTCGTACAGATTGGTTATGAAATTATTCCGATTGCAACTGGTTCGTTGAACCACTTGAAATCAAAAACTAAAAAGACTATCATTGACATCACGATTAAGATTAAGAATCGTGGTTTATTTTAAAAAATATTAAAATTTGTCCGTATTATCAGTGATTATCAAAAACTTTCAGTAAGGATACAAAAATAAAGCTTTTTATGATTGTATTACCAAAAGAGAAAGTAAAAGCTAAAGTAGAAAATCCAAGATTTTTGATAATTTTTGGCAAGCCCAAGGCCGGTAAGACTACTTTAGCTTCTAAACTAGATAATAACTTAATCATTGACTTAGAAGGAGGCTCTGAATTCCTTGAAGCATTAGCAGTACAAGCTAGATCTGTAAAAGATTTAGGAGATATTGCAAATGCTATTAGAGAAGAAATTAAGTCAATAGGAAAGAAGCCATATAAGTATATTACTCTCGATAATGCATCTCGACTCGAGGAAATATGTCTAAGCTATGCAGCTACATTGTATCGTCAGACACCTATGGGAAAGAACTACTCAGGTAATGACGTTAGAACATTACCCAATGGTTCTGGATACATGTATTTACAGCAAGCTGTAAGAAAAGTTATAGACATGTTTAGAGATCTTTGTGATAACTTTATCTTAATTGGTCATCTTAAGGATAAGATGATTAATAAAGAAGGTGAAGAACTATCTGAGATGTCTCTAGATTTAGTTGGTAAACTTGCTAATATTATATGTGGCGAAGCTGATGCAGTAGGCTATGTATATAGAAAGAAAAATGAAACTCATATTTCTTTTGAAGGAGGAGATAACTCTGTAAGAGAAGCAAGAGCACCACATCTGAGAGGTAAGAATATTGTTATTGCAGAAAGCGATGAAAATAACAATATTAAAGTTTATTGGGACAAAATATATTTACCGGAATAACTTTAACAGTATTTTATATCAGTTTAAAGAATTAGAATTATGATTTATAGTACAGAATTAGCAAACCAGATACAAGAGAGTAAAAATAAGTACTTAGAAGCAGGTATTCACGAAAATGTGAAATTTGTTAGTGCTAGAGTTGATAAATCCATTAATGGAAACATCTTTATCGAATTTAAGTTTGAAAAAGATGAACAGACCATGACTCATACTGAATGGGAATCTACTAAGAAGCCTAATGAGTCCGAAGAGGATTATCAAGCTAGAGCTACTAGACAAGTAAAGCGTATTCTACAGATTTTAGGATGTTTCTATCCTAAGGAAGTACTTGTTTTTGCAGGTTCTTCATTTAATGAATTTGCAAATTGGGTTGTTAATTTGCTAAACGCAGCAAATAAAGATATTTTACTTAAAGTAAAGATAGTTTATAATAATAAAGGCTATACTACTTTGCCTAACTACTGTAAGTTTACTTTTATTGAACCGATGAATTTACCTGAGGGACAGAAGAGTAAGATTACTGAGTTGAACATTGACTTATTTGTTCGACCTGTAGTAGCAGATAAAGAAAATAAGGAAGAGAATCCGTTAGATATGATTTCTACAGATACTCAGGAATCAGGTAACGATTTGCCTTTCTAATTTAGTCTTTAAACAGTTGCCTACGCTAGGCATAATATAGCGATACGTGAGTAGCATACCGCTATGTGAGTCTTTAGACAAAATAATAGATTTGGAATAGTATGCACTCACGTTTTAAAGGGGTATTAGTTTAACGGTAAAACAAGGTAACTAGAAATAGCTGACTATTATAATAGAGCTAATATAAGCAAGCTTATTCTATTATAATATGCCTACATTGCAGTTCGATTCTGCAATACTCCACAAATTAAAATCTATATCATATGCTATACGACACTACAAATATAAAAGATGAAGTGAATATTACTCTAGATTACATATTATCTAAAGTAACAGAATATGATATATATGCGGCATATATTGGTAATTTTAAAGTAGGCATGATTTACAACAGTCCGTTTAGAAAGGATAAAAATCCATCATTTGGATGTTTCTATAGTAGAACTACTAAACAATTAATGTTTAAGGATCATGGTACAGGTGATTGCGGTAATGTAATTAAGTTTGTTTCATTGCTTACCGGTTTAACTAATTATTCTGATATACTTAATAATATAGTTAATAAGCTTAAAATTACTAATAATACGCAACTCGTTAGCTCTAAGCAATACATACCGTCAACAGAGACAGTAATTGGTGTAGTAAGACAAGACTTTACTCTAACAGACATCAATTACTGGTCTCAGTTTAATATTAGTATTGATACTTTAAAGAAATTTGGAGTAAGCAGTATTAAATATTACCTGTGTAATGGTATTGTAAAGGGTATTTACAAGGATACTAATCCTATGTATGCTTATAAGGTATATAATCATTTTAAAATTTATAGACCTTTAGCAGATAAATATACAAAATGGCGTAATAACCTGACAGAGAATGATATTCAGGGGTTTAAACAGTTACCTAAAACTGGTGATGTACTCATAATAACAAAGAGTATGAAAGACGTCATGTGTTTATACGAAATGGGGATATCAGCAATATCTCCTTCTTCAGAGTCAACTTTTATACCTAATAAGGTATTAGAACAACTTAAGAAGCGTTTTAAGCGTATTATTATATTGTTCGATAGGGATGAAGCTGGCGTAAAATATCTTCGTAAAATGAGCCTTAAAACAGGCTTAGAAGGGCTTTTAATCCACAAAAAGTTCAAAGCGAAGGATGTATCAGATGCTATTAAAGCAAATGATTTTGAAACTATTAAAAAATGGCTTTATGAAAACATTAAAAGATAAACTAAGAACATTTTGGAAAGATTTTAGAGAAGTTATAGCTAATCTAATTTGTATCCCGTTCCTATTAGCTACTATTGTAGTAGTGATGCTTACTGTAGGTGTGTGTAAACTAACAGATACAATACTACAAATAGATAGAGATGTTATAAAAATATTTGAAGAATGTATTTATGGAGCAGAAGAAGAAATAGGGAAAAGTAAAGAATGCAACTCCTAATATATATGATGGAATAAAGTTTAGAAGTAAGCTTGAAACATATACATATAAAAAGCTGAAAGAAGCTAAAATCAGTGCTGAATATGAACAGCATAGATATGAACTTCTTCCAGCTTTTACTTTTGGAGGAAAGAAATATAGACCAATGACTTATTTACCTGATTTTGTAGGAGATAAGTTCATTATTGAATGTAAAGGGTATCCTAATGAGGCATGGCCTTTACGTGAAAAACTATTTAACTACTACTTGTATAGATTTGAACCTAATATAAAGTTCTATATAGTACATAATCAAAAACAAGTAGATGAGTTAATAAAACATTTAAAAGAATGTTAATTTTTTGTGCAGTATTAATATACAAATTAACAATAAGTTTGCATTATGAAAATATGTGCAATTAGTGATTTACATGGTATATTACCTTCTGTACCAGAATGTGATGTATTATGTATTGCTGGTGATGTAGTAGATTTACTTGTTCAACGTAGTTCTGATGAATCAGATGCATGGTGGAGTACTGCTTTTATTACATGGGCTGATAAGCTATCGTGTAAAAAGATATTTGTAGTACCAGGAAATCACGACATTTATATTGAACAATTATATGACGGATTAATAAAAGATATTACTTTACAGAAGTTTAAGGATAAAATATCTTTACTTACTAATGATAAGGTAGTATTTCTTATTGATGAGTTATATGAATATGAAGGAGTAAAATTTTATGGGACTCCATGGATAGCTCCTATACACTGGCAAAAATGGGCATTTGAAGATACTCAGCATGAATATGATGAGTATGTATGTCCATATGAAAATATACCTGATTGTGATATACTTATTACTCATGAAAATCCAAACTATAATGAAAAGCTTGAATATTACTGTTTTGGTAAGTATAAGCATCATTTCTTTGGGCATTGGCATAACGGTATATCATACGGCCATCTTAATCAATATAACTGTAGTATTTTAACTGATAGTTATAATATAAGAGAAAGACTTAAAATAGTAACTATTGATTTTGATTTAGAGAAAAAATCAGATAAATCTAGAGAAGATTTACTTTTTAATCTCTTAGTTGAAACAATTAAACATAAAACTGAAGGAGAAAACGAAGAAGAACAATGATAATTGATAAACCGTATTATGAAGATAACACGAGAATATCAAATTCTTCTATAGGTTGGTTTCTAAAAAAAGGTCCTTTATACTTCCGTAATATGCTCGACGGTAAGGAAGAAGGATTAAAGTTACCGCAGTTAGAAAAAGGTACTATGATACATGAGTATATACTTCAACCAGATGAATTCTGGAATGATTATGCAATACTTGAATATGAAGTACCTAAAGTAAAACAGCAAAAAGATTTCTGTGATTGGTATTCTATATTTAAAGATACTAATCCATTAGAAGATAATGATAAATTATTATTAGATTCTTATAACAAAGCTTATAGTAATAAATTGTCTGAAGATGCTAAGTTATCTATTGCTAAAGATTTTGCATTAAGATATGATGAATATATTAAGTCAAAGTCTTTGAAAAATAATAAAAAAGCAATTTCATTTGCAGATCTTAATATGTTAAAGACAATTAAGTCTAACATTGAGAAACATAAGAAAGCAAATGAATTACTAACAGATATTCCAGGAGTAGAATCTCACAATGAGTTTCATATTAACTGGACATTTCCTATTAAGACAGATAGTCTTAAAATGGATGAAAATAAGACCTGGTATGCACCTTGTAAGTCATTACTTGATAGATGCGTATTTGATCATATCAATAAGAAAATTATTCTAATTGACTTAAAAACAACATCAGATGTCTATAACTTTAAACATTCTGTAGAAGAATTTGATTATTATAGACAAATTGCTTACTATTTGTTAGCTATTACATGGTATATGAAAGATCAAGATATTGATATTTCAGATTATGATTGTGAAGCATACATTATAGCTATACAGACAAATAGTAATTATGAAGTAAGAGTATTTAACATGTTTAATGAAACAGAGTTAGACTCTCGTAAAGATACTATTATCAGTGCATTATCAGAACTTTCATATCATTACCAGACTAATAATTGGGAGCATACTCGCAGTTATTACGAAGGAAATGGTACTGAAGAACTTGAATGATGTTAGTATATATATAGTTCCATTATTAGATGATAATCTTACATGGAATGATTTAACTGTAGAAAGCGGTTATATAAATGCATATACTACAGATAAGAATAGACCTTTTTTAGAAGAAAAAGTCTTTCTTGTATATGATAGTAGCATAAATACTAAAGAATCTATAGAACGGTTTAGAAAGTTTAAGAAATTAGATTCTTTATATAATACTAGATATATTACTATAAATAATAAGCATTATACTATTTATTGTTTAAGTAATCCTAAGTATAAAAAAGATATTAATAATCTTCAATCTACAGGTAAAACATATAATGTAGAAGCTGCATTAGAAATAAACAGATTTTGGACAAATGTGCCTGTTCCAGAATTAGCACAACGATTATTTCTAAGTACTTATAGGTTTGGTGATACTATAAGTGCTGAATTACCTGAAGAAGATTATTATAGTTATGAAGAGCGTGATGAACTCTCATAACAAAATAGGCTGAGTAAATTAATACTCAGCCTTCTTTTTTTACACTGTATTTAACAAATTGATAATTTAGATAGAAACTTTTAGAAGTTCATTAACTAATTCTATAAATAATTTCTTTTTGCTTTTGGATCAGTTGCTTCCATTATACTCTTGAACGGTGTAACTTTAATTATATTCTTAAGTATAACAGGCAATCCTTCATATGGACCTCTATCTATAATAGTAAATGGAGTTCTATCACCTACATATGACGCAGGATTAATTAGATTAATAAAGCTAGACGCATTATCAAACCAATTGAAAGCTGCTGTAGGAGATTTAATTAATGAAATAAATTCAAATGGATTATACATAGTTCTAAATTCAAATGCAGAACGCATTGCAAGATAAGTAATAGACTAGTTCAACCAAGTATCATATTCATCATCTCCATCTACAATAGTAGCTATAGCAAGAGCAACAGTAGTAGAAGCAGCAATTAGTACTAATTCATTTAATACTCTTCTAACTGCATACTATTCATAATCTTTTAAATTATTATAGTCAGCTAATAGCTAAGCCATAGCAAAATGTCTTTGACCTATAACATTCTTCAAGAATTTGCTAGTAGAACGATAATATCCTTCTTCTTCTACTCCTAAATCAAGATTAAATTGTTTCCTTTTAAATCTGTCATGTAGTGCAGATATCATAAAGTTACGGTGTAGAACAATATAAGAAGCTATAGAATTAGCATGTACTGCTGCTTTATCTATTTCTCTTAAAGTACCATCAATTCTCTAAGTAAGTATGTTAATTCTATTTCTTACTTCATTCTATAATTTATCTGTAACAAACTATTTATATTTGTTCTATACTTTTATATTACCGTCTTTATCTTCAGTAAATACATCATATAGAGTTGTAGATAGTTGTTCAAATTTAGTACTATCTGAGTTATACTTATTGATATATTGTTGCTTAGTCATAAATCCTTCCCCTTCTACAAATCTATAACTATGATATATACTTATTACTGTATGACTCTTAACAGTATAATCTGATTGATTGTAACCAGCAAACCAGAAGTTCTAATTTATAGCTCTTAATACCTAACTCTAGTCTAATCTATCAAATATTTCCCTATTATCTTTTACTACTTGATTTAACTGTAATAAGTAAGCTAATTTACCTTTAGGAATAGGATTACCTATGTTAGCCATTATATCAGGTAATTGTCTAGCAAATTCACTAGAAGCAAACTTAAGGTCATTGGTATCAAAGAATCTACCCATTTTAGCTTCTAATGTAGTATAAGTAGCATCAGTGAAGAAGGAAGTTCCAATAGACCATAAGTTACCTGATAGGTTTACTTTAGTAACAAAACCTCTTATTATATCTAATGTCTTACCTAAATTGATTTCTTTATCTAGTATATTTATAGTAATTGGAGTCTTATTTCTACCATACATTATTCTATCAACTAATAGCTAAGCTTGTTTGTATACATTGGCTGAACCTGCTGTTTTTAGTTCCTTTTTAGTTCTAATCTATATATTCTTTAGAAGATTAAGTAAAAGCTCAACATCATCCTATTGTTCTACCATATTATTATAATTAGTAGCCATATTATAGTAAGCTATTACTGAAGCAACAGCATCAGTAGATATTTCATTAGTATCGTCTAGCATGTTTATAAACCTTGTAGGTATTACTTTGATAGGGTCTCCATTAGGCATTGTAGTAAAGTCTTCTACATAATCAGTATCATCTACTCTGGTTACAGCTATATCATCAAATACATACTTTAAAGCATTAAGTACATTGTCCTTTCTGCCTAGTACCTACATAAATCTAGCTGGTATCTAAGGCATTTTATCTTCATCACTAAATGTTAAGAAAGATATATACTCATTAGCCTTTTTCATAGTATCAGACAAGCTATCATAAAGCTTCTTTAATTCAGGTTTATCTATTACTTCTTTATAGGCTTTACTATTGTCATAATACTTTTTATTAGACTATATAGCAGGACCAGCTGGATCCCAATCTTTATTAAACCAATCTGACTGTTGATCTAAAGTAGAGTATTTGCTCATGGGAACATATTCTGTATACTTTTCTAATAACTCATCTTTAGGTTTTAATTCTGTATAATAAGAAGCAGGATGCATCTTACCTCTACCGTCTTCATAATGATTCTTATTAAACCAGTCATTATATGCTTCTGTACCAGACTATCTAGCATTTTCACTATCTTTATAATACTATTCAGTTGGAACTACTTCTGCTATATCACTGAATTTTTTATCAGTAGTATTTGTTTCAGCCCAGGTATATAATCTAGCTATATCATTATCAAGCTTTAATAAAGATTCTTTCTCAGAATCAGACATCAAATTTGAATCAATTTTACCAGTGCGAGGATCTTTAAATAACTATTGAAATTCTCTACGCTTTTTAATAGCTTCTTTGTATTCCTCAGTTTGTTCTACTTTGCCCAAACTATCTAGATCGTCATAGAACTATTGATTATATTGCTTTCTTAGATTTCTTGATTCCCACAAAGCTAATTGAGCTGATCCTTCGCCATATTTAGCTACTATTTTTGCTCTATCTCTGTTATAGCTTTCTTTATCAGTATTATATTTTACATGTTGCTTTACTACTTCATTGAAGGCCGATAACTCGTTAGCTATAATTAAATCATCTCCTGTTTTTATACTACCGTCAAGATTATATCTATTAGATAATAACTGTTTCTATTTACGTAGACTAAGTAAAGCATTATATTCTGATTCAGTTAAAAGATTAACGTATTCTACTCCATCTACTGTAATTGGATCTACTATAGTATTGATATAATTATTAATCTCATTTATGGCATCTCTAGTTTTCATAGAAAGCATTCTATTCCTAGTAGTATAATACTCAGGTTTATACTTTCTATTAGCTTTTTCAGAATAGAATTTGTTAACTCCTTCAAACCATTTTCTTTGAGTATCTTCATCATCTGGCATTACATATTGATCATGCTCATCTTTCTGGATATTAAGCTTACTGGCTAGATTACTCAAGTATTCTTTCTAATCTCTCTTAAATTGACCTTTATTAATAGGAGATACTCTTAAACCAGTATAAGTACCGTCATCATATTTTTCATATAATAATTTCTGTACATCGTTACCGTATTTTTCTTTAGCTGCATTCAGCTATTTTACTAACTCAGTACCTACTTCTAAAGTATCTCTATCTGTTTTATTTACAGTATTCTAGAGCATGTTAGCTATAGTCTGTAACACCATATTATCACTATTAGTAGCCATTCCAAACCAATTCATAAATATGCTAGTATCATGTTTTGGATCATCAAGCCAAGCTATAGTCTTATCTATATAGTCTTGTGGTACAGCTCTAGATTGTAAATATTCTTGTAAGAATTGATAACCTTTCTCTTTAAGAATATTAGTAAATCTATTATTAATAACTGTTAATTGCTATACTATATCTGCTATATTCTACTTTATTGTAGCATAGTCAGGTAATTCTTTAAATATATTTGTAGTATCTACAGCATATTGAATTTGATCAATAAGAGGTTTGTAGAATCCCAAGTAGTCATTAGATAGCTATCTAATTTGTTTAGCATTGATCTATTCTATCGGCTTAGACAAGAACTTTATACTATCACCTATAGTATCATTAACATGTTGAACAAATTGTAGTATTCCTTGTTCTGTTTCAGATCTAGATAATTGAGATATTACTGTAGATATTTGGTTCCATACTTTAGGATTTTTTACATTATAATGTTTAATTGCATTTAATCTGTCTTTTAATCCTTTCTGTATCTTATCATATAGTTTATCTATCTATTTCTGTTGATTATTATCTAATTTACTGAATGTTTCACCGCTATATTCCTCATCATAATGATCAATTGAATGTATACTTATTTCTCCTTGATTAACTTTATCAAGTAAAGACATGGCATAATCTTGCAAATTAGATATATCTTCAGGTAATTTAGAATAAACAATGATTTTTTTGCCAGTAATTAGTCTCTTTATTATACCTTTTATAAATATCCACAATCTCTAGAACTTATTTCTATCGGTTAATTTTAAATGAGCTCGAAATGCTGTATTTGATAATACTTCATTTAGAAACTCATCACTCAACTAATCTTTACCTAAACCATATAATACACTTCCTATTTTCTTTCTATATTCAATTTGTAATTCATCAAGTAAATTTTTAAATTGTTCATTAGTTTCATATTCTTTACGCAAGTAAATATGCAACATTTCATGAGCTACATCTTCAGCATTTAACTATACTGATGAAGAATTAATTACATCTGAATACAAATATAAGGCAGCTCCGGCTTCAGCTCTAACTCCTTTTTTATGACCTTTATATATTATAAAAGGTCTATTAACTTTGTTCAACTTCTTAAGAAGCTCTTTAGTTTGAGGCTTTACTTCATCGTGATTAATGAAGAAGTTCACTACATCTACAGTATCTGCAAATTCTCCTAACTATTCCAATAAAGTATTAGAAGCACCCTATTTAACTACATTTCTTTTATTATAAGCTTCAATTAATAGCTCTCCGTTTTCATCTACTTGTTTAGATAATTCATCTGATAATTGTGTTTTAAAAGCTTCTGTAAAAGTTTCAGCCTTTGCTAGGATAGCTTGTTCACGATTATTATCAAACTAGCTTAAAAGATCTGAAAATAGCTTAGAATCCTCTCCATTAGGAGCTTTATCTAACCCGTTACCTTTATTCTAATCCCAAAGGTAGTAGGCTTTATTTTCACCTACTACCTCTACTAACTCCTTCCATTCAGGAAGATTTTTATTTGGACAATATTTATTCATATTATAAATTACATATAAATTTGTTAATCAAACCTTCCACTTCTTCTGGAGTAGTTGGATTTTCTTTACGTAATAATTGAGTAAATTCTTCTATTTTATCATCTATTTTAGATGCCAAATCTGTATTATCCTTGCTTAATTCAGTTAAGTATTCCTTCATTTTATACAAAAGATCAGCCTCTAACTAAAGAATGTTTTTAGAATCAATATCTTTACTTTCATCAGCTTCACTAAGTACTACTCCTTGTTCACTTTCATCTTTATCGTCTTGCTCCCATTCAAATACCATATCCTATTGCTCTTTAGCATAATTCATATTCTAATAGGGTGGAAGATCAGTAATTAAATGAATATCAGAGTTCTACCAGTTAGGCTTACTATATTCATCAGACATATCAGCTAATGCTTCTTGATTCTGTAAAGCTTCTGTATAATCCCACACACTTTCTCTATTAAAACTAAATTGAGATTCCTTACCATATTCTACTACAGTGTGACCTCTGTATTTGTATCCTTTCTTAGATACCAATCCATAAATAGGTATATAGTTCAAACGTTTAGTATCTGGATCAACAGCTTGTTTATAGCCTATGAGAGAATATACGTGATAATTAGCTGGAGTATGACCTAAACCATCATTTATTTTAATATAAGGATAGAATATAGGGAATTTACCCTCTGTTAGTTTACCCTTATCATTAACATAAGTCATTGATAACCAATTACTAGGTCTAATAGCAGGTTTATCTGTTTTATCCTATCTTTCTCCCATTATAATATTAGGAACTACAGACTAATCATTTAACGATATAGAATATAATTTAGCTCCTTTCTTGTTATATAAGTCTACTGGTTTTACCAGTTTGTCATTCTGCCAGTTATTTAAGAACAGATCATCTCTTACTATAGATTGATCAACCCCATTAGATAGTTCATCTAATTTAGTTTGAATATAATCCGTATAACCTATTGACATTTTATAACTATTAGGAACATATTGGAAGAATGAATTCATAGTAGGATTATCTCCAGATGTAATAAATGCATATACTACTAAATCCTTAAATAATTGACTTACTTTAGGCTCTGGATCTTCTAATAACTCTCTCCAGTAATTTATCAGATTGTTAGCTTGTGACTGATCAGAATCCAATAATGATGAAGTATCAATGAAATCTAATCCATTATAATCTATATTGGGTATCAAATAATTGATGAAATCATTGTTAATAGTGCCATCATTGTTTAAGAATCTACTCAATTTGGGATTACCTTTCAATATTTCATGTTTAAAATTATTAATACGCTTAGCCATTGACATTTTCCCAGTAAACATACCATTAATGTCTATGCCATTCTGATATATGAACTGATTGAAAAATCCACTCTTAATCTGAGCTTCCATTCCTGAAATAAGAGCATTTAACAGTTTAGAATCAGCATTATTCTTTCTACCAAGTAATGATAACATTATGTCTTTCTTACTTAAGAAAGTATCAGTATTTCTAAGTAACAGATTTTTAAAGATAGAAGTACCAAATGGGATACTGTTTTCAGTTTTCTTAGCAATGAAAGTATCTTCATAGAATCTTTCAATTTCACCATTTGCAAAGTTAATATCCTCTGTCATTGCCCACATGCCGTTGTAATATGTCTGTTGTTCAGCAAATGTTTTACCAGTCTTCTTAGTATCTACTTTAGAGTATTTAACAAGATTAGCTAATGAATCAGCGTATGGTTTCAATGCCTTCCAAGCATAGTATATACGAACCTATTCTTCATTAAAGTTACTTATTTCTTCTTTATCTAGTTTAAGCAACTCTCTTGTTCTAGACGTATATTCACCATTTTTATTCTAATATGTATTGAATAAGTCTTGATATTCATTAGCTTTTGAATTCTCATCACTATTTATAAATTCATATTTTTTCCTATACTTCTCAGTAGGATCATACTTATCAAGTACAGATTCGATAGCTTCATTCTCTAACTATGTAGGAGTTTTAGTTCTATCTATACCATACTTACCCTTAGTCTTTATAACAGCTTCCGCCATTTCTTTAAGAATAGGTTGAGCAACGAAGTAGAACGTCTACTTACCTTTACCAGTACGTAATAAGAAAGAAACCATATTGTATGTCCATGAATTAACATTCAATCTTACAATATACGGGTCTTTGGCAATATCTACGAAACCGTTAATCATAGCAGATAACCAGTCAAGTATTCTACCACCTTTTTTCATACCTGCTACAGGAGTATCGTATATACCACCTATATTCCATATATCTAGAGTATTAGTGAACTTATTTCTAACCATACTAAGTTTAGTAAGCTAAGTAAGGATATGATGAGCATTATTCAATGCAAAAGGTCCAATACCCGCTTTACCACCAGTATATTCAGCTTTTCTAGCTTCTTGATAAGTAGGAGAGTATACTTCAAACGGAGTAGGATGATAGCTACTAGGTCCTTCAATATCTCTAAGTACTTCCTTAACGTTCTCTGTAGCATTATCAATAGATAACTTAAGTGAGTTAGTATTATCTTTAGTAAGTAACACTTTCATATAAGCATCGAGCATTTCATTCTTTATAGAACTACGTACATCTTCATATTTAAGAGCATTACCTTTAGTAATTTTAACTCCTTTATTATTATAGCTAAATCTAGCTACATACAGTTTATCAATATCGAAGTCAGAACCAGTAAGCTTAGTAAAGTCTTCAGGAAGCATAATAGTATCACCCATTATTTCGGGGAATACATCTACAAAACGTAATGGTGATATAGATGCAATAGACTGAGTAGGAATACGATAACCAATGGCGTTAGCTGTAGCTTTATCACCAATAATTTCATGATCAATAAGCCACTATCTAGCTTCTCTATATGTTAAGTTTTCATAATTAGGTATAAAGTACTTAAACAAGTTTATACTTACTACTGAATCCATAGATCCTTCTTCATTAATAGACTTAAGCACTCTACCGTCATTTATCATATTGGGTGTTATTACTTTAGTAGAAGTAGCTTCTAGACCTAAAGTAGATCTTTGAATAAACGCTCCACCTGGTATATGAACATCAATAACTTGTTTGTTAATCATAGAAATAAATCTACTTTCCAACCACTTGTTATCAGATAGAGAAGATAAAGGAATTATAAACTTGTTATTAGCTGTTTTAAGACCAGATAATACATTATCATTAGCGTCTGATTCTCTAGCGTCATCTTCTAGCATTTTAGCTAGCTTGGGTATATTAACACTACCATCTTTGTTAAATAATTCATCTTTTAAGTCTTTAACACCCATATCAGATAATTTATTCAACGCATTCATGATAGTATCTTTGATTTCTCTACCAGTTACTTGTCTACCCTCAATACCATATAAATCATCCATACGAAGATTAGATAGATTTACTTTCATAAATTGAGTACCAGCCATCTGTTCTTCATGTGTATGAGGATTAGTTTCTAACTGTTGTCTCAAGTATTTAAACTTCTGAGTATAAGTAACCAAGTTATTGAAATCATTTAGAGTATTTCCTTCTTCATTAATTAACTCATCGGTAACTTTAGCACTGAGAACAGTCTACCCATCTCTTAGTTCTATTTCACTGTCTTTAGCTACTCTATAGAACTTCATAGGAGATCTAGAACCAGCTTTAACAGCAGAATCAAATAGAACCATATCTACTGGTTTACTAGGATCTGTCATTCTATCATACAGTGCTTTTATATCACCAGTAGCTATACTCTTGAATAATGGGAACAATGCCATCTTATTGAAGTAAGGTATACCTAATCCAGGTATTTCATTGAATCTAGTACCAAATGCCATATACTTCATAGCATTTAATATAACCTTATTAGCTTCAGCATACAATTTAGGGTCAGAGTCCCATAAATCAGCTGTATCTTCATTAGTAAGTATATCAAATGCTTTCTTTATTTCAGGAGACCATACCCCACGCATTCTAAGTAGATCTCTAGTCATATTAGGACTAATATATACAGCAGCATCGGCTACGTTTATTCCTCCTTTATAACCTTCTACTTCTACTTTAGCGGCTTGTTTAGCTATCTTAACTGATTCAGGATAGATTTTTTCAATTTCCTGGATACTTAAGTCTTTTACTTCATTCCAAGCATCTTCACCTTCTAGTTCTTGAATAGTTTCTTTAATGTTACCTCTAGTAAATAGACCTTCATATATGTAATATTGCTTGTCCATTATTTCATGGTCTTTTAATTCAGCAACTACATATTCGTCTCTAATCGGATCATTAAAGAAATCTAGTCTGTTATTCAAACCAGTAGAAGTAAGAGAACCGAGACGTTTAATTTTATCAATAGATACATCTACAGGACCGTGTTCATCATATTTTACTTTATAGTATGCAGGGGCACCACTAAATAGTTTTTCAACTTCATTAATTGATATTATACTATTGATAGTGTAGTCAGCTAGCATATCAAATATGGCATAACCTTCAGCATTAGTAGGATCAAGTTGGCTATAAAAGGCTTTTCTATTATTTAATTCGATATCGTCAAGTAGTTTATTACGTAGACTCCATATATCGTTATTTTCGTTACCTTCAATCAATCCTAATTCTTTAGCTGTAGCTATCTCCTGTTTAACACGTTGATTGATTAAAGAGCTTAAAAATGCCTTCTACGTGTCTTTAGATAAGTTAAAGAAATAGTCTTTAGCTGTCTGAAGATTTTCTTTAGCTGACTTCATAGGATCATTAAAACTAATGAATCCTTTAGATGTATTAATACCAGTTAATAATAAGAATCTAGCTCCATTACCTTCTAACTTCTTAGAGTGTTTTTTACCATTCTTATCTTTCCAACTTACTTTGTTAGGAGTATGGAAGTTCTTTATTCTTCTAGAAGGTTCTAACCAATCATTATTGATAGTACCATCATCATTGTAATGCAACCCAGTCTTTTCATCATAATGAGTTGGATCATCGTCTATTTGTCTTAAACAGAGCTCTATTTGGTTTAATTCATCATAGCAATACCCAAGCAGAGTATCCATACTTTGTTCTCCATATCTGATATAAGCACCTTGTGGAGTAACATTAAAATTTATTCTTTCATGGGGCAATCTTATACCTTTAATAAAGTGATAAGTCTTTTTATCGGCTACAGTAGGGAATATAATTCTATCATTAAATACAGCTACCATTTTAGCTAAATAGTCCTCTCTATCAGTAATTCCAAAGTAATCTCTACCGGCATCTTGTGAAGTAGTATCTTTGAAGTTTATAAGAGTTTCGACAGACAGATCTTTATTACCATTCTTTACAGAATTAAGTATTATTGAATTGCCATTATATACTACAGAATTTAAGTTATCAAATGTATCTTTATCATTTACTATTTCATTAAGTCTATCTTTAGCAAAGTTATTTTGAGATACCATATAATAACTATTACCATCTGGACCATAACTACTTAAGCTTTTATCAGTAGCGTGTTGATAGGCATAGTAATTAGCAATTTCTTTGATAAATCCAGATGTATTCCATATTTGAGTAGGTTGTAACGACTCTTCTGCTACCTTTATAGGACTAATAGTATTATCTTTATTAATAGAATTCTTAATGTTCTCTAATGTTTCTACTAATCTAGGAACACCACCAAATTTAATTCTGTTTACTAAGAATGAATTTAATAGAGTATATTGGTCTAATCTAGGATTACCGTAATCTCCAGATAATAGCATTCTGTTAAGAGTAGGTTTATCTATACCTATACCAACAGAATTCATCATACGAATAATAATATCTTTCAGATACTCTTGATTAGATGCTTCGTGTAAATCTATATTATTATCTCCTATTCTTAACAAACCTTTATTGTTAGTAAACGCATTCCTAATTCTATTGAAATTATCTATTATAACACGTAAGGTTTGCTTAGCGTTATCTGTTGCTACAATTGCTCCGCTTTCATTGTACTTAAATATACCAGAATTATTAAATAGGTATTGTGACCATACTCTAGGATAATTAGCTGCTTTTACATCTACCGTATTATCCTTTAGTTCCATTCTAGTAAATCCTGTTTCAGCATCTTCACTAATCTTTACTGTAATGTAGTTATTAATATCAGATGTAATAACAGTCTCTATTCTAGTAAGCATTGCTTCAGCTTGAGTAGCTACGTTAGTGTCAGTACTTAAAGAATTTTTTACTAAAGTAGTCAATCTAAGTAATAAAGCTTGATAGAAAGTATCACCATTCTTGGCAAAGAATTGTACTTTATCTATGATGTTGGATATAGTTCTACAGCCAGATAGATCTTTTAATATATTTGTCCAAGCTATATTAGGGTCTACGAAACTAGGGAAATGAGTATACTCATCAAATTTAGTTTGAGGAGTACCATCTTTACCTATTTCGTATGCTGGAATAGTTTGGAAGAAGAATTTTACTTCAGCAGGAGCATTATCTCTAATAGATATATTCATACCTTCTACAGTATGTTGACCTATATTTACTCCTTCTGTACCTTCTTCTATATTAGAAATAGTATCGTTTTCATTTCTATCTACAGCTCTAATTCCTAACTGTTTTAGCTTAACAGTAAGCATGGGTAGGATAATAGAATCGAATTTCTCTACTACTTCATTAATAACATCAGAAGGATACTTATAAGCTTGTGCTTGAAGTATAAGTTTAAGTCTATCAAACTTAGGAGCTTCCTTAGATAAATCAGAGTAATTTATTGTTTTGCCATCAGTAAATGATACTTGGAAGAAAGCATATGTTAAACTGTTTATAATGTCATTCAATTGCTTAACTGTCTGGATATGTTTAAATTTATATCCAGATACTTCCATGTTAGCTCCTTCACCTTTGTATATTTCTCTGAATCTGGCTACATTTTCAGCGCTTGGCTTCAACCCATAGTATTTACCTTTATTAATAGCTGAATATATTTTAGCTAATCCATATTGACCAGTTCTAATCCATAACTTAATAAAGTCATATATTCTTCTGAACCAGTTTTTAGTATCAAATCTGTAATTGCCTGATTCATTTAGCATGAAATCTTTAAACTGATCTGCTAATTTCTCATCAATTTGCTTATCAGTTAAACCTTGATCTCTATACTTCTTGTAAATTCTATTTCTATGTTTAGGATCAATTAACAATTGAGATACTCTATGCCAAGCTTCATGATATTGAACACCTTCTGGAGCCTACTCTGAAATCTTTATAGAATCTTCAGTTATTTTACCTACTACAATATTCCCAGCCTCTGTAACATCTATGACAGAAGAAACTATTTCTGGAGTAATACCTAAAGTAGATTGAATCCACTCCTTAGCCTATTCAGGATTCATTCTATTCTAGCTATTAATAGCTAATTCAGATACTTCCTTTTCAGTTACTTCCATATTAGGACCTTTTCTACCCTTACCGTCTAATATAGAAAATATTTCATCCAAATCTATAGTAGTTTGCTTACCTGTCTCATCTGGTAGAGTAATACTACCTCTTTTAGTTTCTTCTTGAACTTTTTGCTGAGATTGCTCTATTTTACGTTCTGCTGTCTTGTCTACTAACATTACATCATCAATGTAAATATTAGCATCTTGTAAAGTATCAGCTACATCTGTGAGTAATATGCCTTGCTTTATATACCAACCAAGTACACTAATGCCATTAGGATGGCTAGAGTCTACCTACTTATTACCGTTGCTATCTTTAGTAATACCAAAATCTTTATTAGTAAACTCTAAAACATTCGGTATTAATGTAATCTTATCTACATTATTATTCTTTAAGAATAAAGCCAAAGGATATAGTTTAGGGTCCTTTACTTGAGACTGTAAATCACCACCTAGATAATTAGAACTTAAACCAGATTCATCAATATTCCAATGGAAATTATCCATTATATAATTCTTCAGCCTTTCTCTAATTTCTGGTACAGTAGTTATATCATTTAAGTTATATACTTGTTGACCTACTACTAACTGGTTATCTTCAGTAAGATAGAACTGCTTAGCCATTTTGGCTCTTACTTGTTCTGGAGACAGTCTAGTATCATTAGGATTAGTAGCTGTTTGAGGACCAAAGTTTACTAAGAATTGTAATACGTTCTATGGTGTAATATTAGTAACTGTACCATTTGCATCCGTATAGAATTGATCTTTAGAAGTAACTAAGTTGATTATAAGATCAGCTATTTCCGGTTTATCTTTAAAGTTACTATAATTTAGCACTACACCTATTTGTGATGAACTTCCATCATCTCTAGAAGTCTTAATCATCCATACTGGTTTACCCATAGGGAAACCTTTAGCTGATATTACTTGGTTCTTAAAGCGAATTACATTACCACCTAAGCCGCCTGTAGTAATACCTATCTAAGTATTTTCAGAATTAATTTCATATGGATCTTTAACAGTTAACCAAGAAGATTCAGTAAGATTTCTATTCTTAGGGCTACCATCTTCATTCTTAAGATTTACGATTCTACCATTGGTTTTTCTTATGGTAGTAGGTACTATTTCCAAGTTAGGATTAGACTATACTTGTTTATTCAACTCTAGTACTTTATTACGTAAAGCACTTAGATTATTTACAATTAGCTACTGATCGTTAAATGGCAATCTGTTGAAAGCTCTATTTCCTCTAGCATACAACCCCTCTATAGTCTTAATGCTAGCTACATATTCTTTACCTTTGTAGTTGAATAAAGCATATATAGCATCTGTAGTAGTACCATCACTTTTAGTATAAGGTCTTACTACTATACGTACTCCATTCTTGGTTACTTCTTTGATAAAGTCAGGTTGTCCAGATACCTCAGAGAATTCTTCATTATTCAGATACTGTTCCATACCTTGGAATTTCTTAGGTACTCTAATCCACTGTCCTTGCTCATTCTGCTTAGAATCAGTAAGTCTGTAGTTCAATTCATGAGAATACGGATCTAATCTAGAATCATAAGTTAACTCTTCTAATTGTCTAGGTTCTGTTGCAGTATCTTCTGTAACTTGTTGTTCCTTAATAACCTAATTAGGAGTTTCTAAAGCTTGCTTAGCTTCATCACCAAGCCATCCACCAAGTATATCACTGAGAGTGGGTACGTCCTCTATGGATAGTGGTTCTGTCTTAGGAGCTTCTTCAACTGGAGATACAGGAGTAGGAGTTTCACTAGGAACAGTAATAGGCTTTTGAACTTCTTTCTCTTTATTCTATATGTTCTGTTGTTCTCTCTAAGCTATTTCTTCTCTAGCTTCTTGAGCAAGCAGCTTCAACTCTTCAGCTCTAGCTTTTTCTTTACCTTGTAAGTTCTGTGATATTTTCCATTCACCAGAACTGATAAAGTCAGAATATGCTGTTTTAAGCAATTTTTCATCTATCTATTCTGTTTCTTTTTCCTAAACAGGAGTACTAGTAGGAGTAGATACTTCGGCTATAGGTTCTTCTACCGTTTTCGTTTCATTAGAAACGGGAACAGAAGTAGTAATAGGTTCTGGAGTAACTTCTTCTCCTTCTTCTACTACTTTCTCTTGAGTTCTACCAGAGTATAAGTCTTCTATATCTTGTACAAAATCATCTTCTTTAGCTTCAGAATCTTTCCATTTATTGATCTTAGCCATTATAGATTTCTTATCATCTGAAGACATTAAATTATTCTCTTCACGGGCTCTAGCTTGATCTAAAGAAGTTAATATAACCTGTTCTTGAGCATCAGCTAAATCCTGATGTATAGAGGGAACTTGAAAGTCAGTTTCAGTTAAATCAAACTGATTTAATACCTTTTTGAGTTCAGTATAGCTATTGAATAAAGACTCTCTATCTGTATTCAATAGGTTTCTAAAGTGTATAACATCGGCTTTAGATGTACGTAAATTGGTATTTTTTTCAAGTTCGTTAAGTTTAGTACTATTTTGCTTATAGTCGCTTATTAGTTGATCATAAACTGATAATTCAGAGTACAGAGATATAGCACTTCTTATATCTTCTACACTTATCTGTGAGCGTTGTTCATCAGATAGTTTAGCTATTACTCTTTCAATTTGCTTATTTACCTCTTCTCCGTTTAATATACTCTACAGTTTGTTATTTGCTGTTGCAAAATTTTTATCAGATTCTTCAACTAGTTTGTCATAATGATCCTTTAGTGCAATAAGTATATTATAATCATCAGTATTTGGTTCTATACCCAATGCTTCAGCTTGTTTTAATGCAGATTCAGATGTAGCTATGTTTCTTACTCTGTTAGCATTATTTCTTTCAGTCTCTATATCTTCTTGAGTAAGACCATCAATGTTGGCAGATTGAAGATTATCAAATGATTGCATTAAGTTATTCCACTTATTATTTGCAGCCATTTCTGCATATACTATGTCTTTTCTTACTCTATCCTTTTGATCTAGTTTTTCAGCATATAAAGCTGATAATAGTTTATCTGCTTGTAATTGGTCTCTAGTTTGTAAGTAAGAAGTAGCAGCACCTATCCCACCAGTCATTAGACCACCAAGCAATGCCCCACCTTTAAAGTTTTCCATAAATTCTGCATCGTCTGAATATACAGAATCCCAAGGAGTAATTGCTGCAAATATAGATCTTGCTCCAGAGCCTATATTCTTAATGAAACTCTTTGCCAGATTAGGATTTTCTTCAAAGTGTCTGTCAATGTAGTCCTAACCTTTCATATATTGAGTACCTTCTTCAGCACCTTCCATAGCAGAAGATATAAGAATTCTACCTCCTAAATCTAATACGGCTTTACGTTTAGTTATTTTAGGAAGTTTATCTACACTATCTATACCAAAGCTAGCTACATCGTCTATACGCTTTGCAAATTCTCCTTTTAAGAAGCCTTTACCTTTATCATACTTTTCAGCTATAGTTTTTAAGCCACGTACACTTTTAGCTATTTTACCCAATGGTACAACTTCCAGCATAGTCTGTGTAGCATCCCAAGCAGACAAAGCCATATTATCAGTATAAAGAGACTTCATACCTTCAAAGTTGTTAAGACGAATTTTATCGAACTTAACATTGTTTACTTTTACTTGATTAGTAAGTAATTGATCATATACGTAATCATCATTATCTATCTACTCTTGAGTATAAGAACCCATTTTCTGCATTTCTGCTCTAGCTTCTTTTAGTAACTGTTTAGAAATACCACTTTTATCAATCTGATTAAGTACTGATGTCTTATAGTTACTATATACTTCTCCTTTGGATTCCCTTTCTCTACTAAATAGATTACCTACTATGGCTGCTCCTGCTCCAACGGTCATACCTATAGCTGTACCTATAGGACCAAAACTAGAACCTATTGATGTTGCTGCATAAGTAGTACCAGTAGTAAGTATATCATTAGTAATAGTAGCAGCAGATGAGCCCATTAATCCTGGCATTTTAAATAAATATGTATCTATATCAGTAAGATCCATACCAGGCTGTTGTGATTTTCTACGATAATAATCAGAAGTTAACTTACTATTGTACTCATCAGCATTATTCTGTGCAATATCTGCCTAAACTAAAGATTGACTCTTTCTGGCATATAAAGTATTAGGATCTGAATAAGATCCTGTAGCTTTATCTATCTGTTCTGTTGTCTGACGATCTATTTCACTTAAAGCTGAATTCCAATTTCCGTTAATGAAATCGGTTTTCAGCTTTGTATTTAAAGAAGAATCATTTAGCTTATCATTTAATATGTTATCATAGGCTTCTTTATTATTTAGAATAGTATCAGACAGCAACTTTACCTACTGTTTTAAATCTTTATTAGTAGGATCTTGTCTTAATTGAGGAAGTATAGTATTAATATCACGTACAGCTTGGATATAGTTTTTGGCATTTAGAATTGTATTATAATCCTAATCTGCCATTACATAATCACCTAATGCACTATCTCTAATAACCTCATTTCTCTTAAGGTTCCAATCATTAAATGCATTAGATACCCAATCTGTAACTCCAAAATCATCAGGAGCACCCTCATAACGAGGGTTCTCCATAGTATGGAAATATTCTTCTATATTAGCTTTTGGAGCCTAATAAGCATCGTACAAAGCTGTTCTCTATCTTATACTATCTGTTAATGATGTATCGTATACTTTTCTTTTCATATTATCTTATACTTCCTAATGTTTGTAATGCTGAAGTTCCATATTCATCTTTAGCTTGGGATGTACCACCTATACCTGTAGGTGAACCTCCTTGCCATCTTTGATTTACTCTTTGCCAGAATTCTGGAGCATTGTTAGTACTTGGTAATGCTTTGAATATATCCATCTCAAAATATTCATGACCATCTTCTCCAACTACTTCTGTAACTTCTGAAGCTTTATATAAGTCTTTTAATGCAGTTCTAGTACTCTGTCTACCAAACGGAGCTACTAAGTTATCTGCAAATCCTTGTGTTAAACCTTTATCGCTCCAAAGACCTGTACCTAACGCTTGTTCTATTCTTTCTTTAGGTATTCTTATTTTACCAGATAATGCAAATGTTCCAGGTCCTACTTTAACTATTTTGCCTTCTGGTAAGAACTGTACGTCAGACAAATTACCTGATTCAAGTACTTCCTTTAATGGGAAGCTTGTATCTCTACCAAAACCAGCCACTCTTTCTGCTTTTCTAGGGGTAGTTTCAGAAGCAATTTGGAATACTGTTTCTGGTAATAAGAATCCTCTAGAATCATTAAACTGATATACATTCTTTGTGGTTCCATTTTCATCTTTTATTTCTTGTTGTGAACCACCTATACCAGTTAATAAATCGTCACTCTCAAGTAAGCTAACATTACCTTTAATCATATCTAGAGCAGAATTTACTCCTTTTAAATATCCTTGTTTAGAATATTCTTTGTTACCGCTTACTGATATAGGAGAGAAACCAGATGTCTTTTGAAATTCATCTCTAAGTATATGCTTGTTAGCTAAGCCTATCATTTGAGCTTGCAATCTATCAGCTGCATCTGATGCACTTCTAGCTACTATCAAATCATTATCATTACCAGTAGCTCTGTAAGCATTGGAATACTGCATTGCAGCTTGATTAAGTTGCATGTACGAGCTCATCATATTATCAATATTCTGAACTCCTTTCTTAGCATCTTGAGCTATTTTAGTATTTGGATATTTACTTATTAAACCTTCTATATAGTTTCTATATTGATCAAATCTAGAACCAATTCTAGATTGTACACTTCTGGTAATAGATTCATTTAAAAAGTCCAATCTAGTAGGATTAGGTCTAATTATTTCATCTCTGCCAGTTCTACTTGCAGCGTGTTTGGCTTGTATTAACCACAATGGATCGACAGTATCTTGGTTTACTATTCTATCTCTTTGTGAATCTGCAATCATTCCTACAAATGCCTCTCTAGCAGCAGCTTCATTACCACCCGTAGCTTGCAAAGCTTCTTTATAATATTTCTGCCCTTGAGGTGTACTTACTAAATCATTAAATCTAGCATTAGCTATGTCATATAGTGTGTCGTATGTAATGCCAGCTCTATTATACTTAACCCCATCTTTCCATACTGAACCTAAACTACTAGGTTTGAGATTACTAAAGTAAGGATTAGATAGCTCATCAGCTGTCATATATCTGACAGGAGTAATGTCACTAAATACTCTTTTGTTACTCAATGTATCATACTGAGGAATATTAGAATCATCCCATCCTTCTTTGTATTTACCTTCAGCTTCCATTTTAGCTCTCATCTCTAATCCAGCTCTTAAATTATCAGCACTTTCCTTAAGTAAGGACAAAGATGAATAATCGGTACTATTAATTAAAGACTGTAGATTAGCTCTAAAGGAGGCGTCTTTCATAGCATCAGGATTCTGGGCTATCTAGCTAATGGCATCCTGTACATCCTTTCTATTAATAGTTAAATTATACCAGTTCTGTGTATCTACAGCAGATGGGGAACGAAATTCCCCAAACTTCTGTAATGCTGTACTAAATTGTTTAGCTGCTTCATCTACTGCTGCTTTCTATGTAGCTCCTATTCTGTATAGTTCCCCAAAGTTAATAGGAACGTATGTGTTTAATATAGGGGCTTCAGCAGCCTAATCATATCTATTAGCTGTCATTATCTATTTCCTCCCTTATTTAACCATTTCTTAAATTGACTCATATCAGCAGAAGTAAAACCAGCTTGCAAAAATGGATCATATAATTTAAGCATAGCATTATCTCTACTTCTTTGATTGCTCATTAATTCTCTATTTTGAGCCCACTGACTTAATTGACCTAAACCAGTTCTGCGAATATTTCTAGCAGTAGCTCTATTACGAGCATTAAGTTCAGATGCTAAGTTAGTAGCTTGAACCCACTGCTGTCCTAAGTTATTCATTGCGTTGGCATATTCCGCTTTATATTGATTATTTGCATTACTTTCAGCAGCTCTAGCAGCAGCAATAGCTTTATTAGTAGCAATAGCATTTTGTAATCTAAATGCCATATCTTGACCAGTATTAGTTCTCTATTGGCTAGCTGCATAATTGGCTACATTTCTATTAGTTTCTATATCTCTGAGTAGCGGATCAATATTGTATCTACGTCTACCCATAGTGTTAGTAATAGCTGTAGCATACGGGTTGTAATTAGCAGGTACTGCTTCTGAGCTACTAGTAAACAAATTAGACATTATAGGAGCTAAAGAGGCAGCTCCACTAACCAAACTGCTTAGCCCTTCTAATCTTACAGGTTCCTACTGTGGAGCAGTAATTACAGGTTGTACTGTTGCACCTGTTATAGTTCTAGTTCTAATATCTTCTGGAGTAGCATCCACATCAAAACTTTCATCTATAGTATCCAAATTAGGAATTATCTCTGGAGCAGTAACTTTAGCAGTTTTAGGTATTACTCTAGAAGTATAGTTAGTAGTAGTTACTTTAGGAGATGCTTTTCTAGTAGCGTTTATAGTAACTTCTGGCAAGTTACCAGCATCTACTTCTGATACTCTACCGTAATTATCCCAAGGAGCAGTAATGTCACCTTTCATACCCCAAGTATCTCTAACTCTTGGTGTAGGAGCATTTACTCCCATACTGATTTCACCAGCAAATCTAGGATCCATCATAAAACCAGCAGCATTATATCCAGCTGGAGTATTATCACCTCCTCTAGCAAAACTTTCTAGTTCTTTAGTTTTATTCTTAATGCCTTTCTTAGCTTTAATACTTTCTTGCATAGCAAATAATTTGTCATGCATTAGTTTGTTATTCATCTCGTTAAGCATATCTGCATTCTAAGCGTATATGTCTTTTCCTTTACTTTTCTTTCTAGTCATTACTTTATCACCTAATTCTGCAAAGGTTTTATTTGTACCCGGTACTTTCAAAGTATTACTTAATATTCTACTTCCTTCAGGTAAGTTTACTAAATTACTATCTGTAGGTTGTCCTTGTTCTGGTACTTTACTTACTGTACCATCTGGAGTCTGTATTAGTTCTCCATCATCTACATAAGCCAATGATGACGGAACTTTACCTCCGTATTCAAATACATCAGTATCAAACTCCGTATTATCTTCATTAAACTCATTAGCTAATCTTTCTGTGCCAGCTACAGCTTCTCTATTTTGAAATGCATTCAATCTTATAGCAGCTCTACGTCTTCTTAGTTTCTTATTTCTAAAAGCTCCTCTTAAACCAGTACCTAAAGTACCTTCATCAAAATCAGTAAATGAAGTCATTTCTGCTGCTTTACCTTTCTTACCAATAAGACCAACTGCTGCACCAGCAATACCACCTACTAAACCACCTACAGGTCCACCTATAGTCATACCAAGTTGTGCTCCAGATCCTGCACCTTCCGCTATACCAGTAAGAGATTGCATGGTAGCCTCTCCACCAGTAGTAGCAGTAGAAGTCTAGAAAGGACTTGTCAATGTATTTATGGCTCCAGGTATTGCCTAAGCTATTTCTGATATATTTCCTATATTTGTATTAGCAGGATTATTCTTAATCATAAGATTGTTAGGGTTATTTGGAGCAGTCCCCCTAGCTATTGATGATTGTAATTCCTACATATTACTTAAAGATACCGGCAAACCAAACTACGCAGCAGGAATCTATATCTTTCTTTTCTTTGTATTCTTTTTCATATTAAATTCTAGAATATCTATAAGTAGTTGTTATCTAAGGCATCTAAAAAGAATAATCCTTATCTGATTTAAATTTATAATCACATATCATATATTTACCTCTCATTCTAGCAGGGAATGACATATTATCATCCTCTTCAAATGAATCCTGTCTTGGAACTGGTAATCTATAAGTATCTTCACGATAGTCAAATACTAAATCCTAACCGTCTTTATTAGCTACCTAGTGTTTAGTAGTTAATTTAATACTATCAAGAATATCATTGGTTAGTATTTTATTATTTGGATCTATAAAGTCTCCCTATAACTGAATATTATCAAATACTTTAGTATACTGAGGATCTTTGTTTACTACTATCTTTAATCTAATGTCTTTACTAGTATCACCAAATCCTTCTATATCTAATGAATTAATGATATAGAACTCATTATTCTTAGTTGTTACAATTTTATCTGTAAGAGGTAACGTAAAATCTGGATCAAATGTATATAAAGATGTAAATGCGTTTAATTTTTCATTATATATCAAAGACTTATTATACAGTCTGAACCATACTTCATCATATTTCTTATCATACAATGAATTAGCTCCTTTAGTCTTTTGATTATACATGTTATTCATATAAGACTGCACGTTACAATCTTTTGATATTATGCTTATTCCACTTCCTGTAGATTTACATATTTCATTCTTATTAGAATCGTACCAATATATGCTATTACTAGAGTTAACAATACTTCTATCATTAACTACATTAGTACCATTTAGAGTACTCAAATAATCGTATCTATCCAATACTCCACCAGTACCTAATACTAGTTGTCCTACATTGTTATCTTGTATTAGTGATCTTTCATTTACAGATAGTATACCAAATGCATTATTCTACCAGAAGTATAGTCTATTGAATATACCTTTTATATTAGTTATCTCTCCATACTAATAATCTACATCTATAAAATCAGCAGGTTTAAATATAGACCAATTATCTATATTCTCATTTGTAGTTTTAGCTTGTGAAACATATACCCTATTAGCTGATTTTACATTTGCTTCATCATATAATCCTCTAGTACTAAATATTTTTCCATCAGGCTATGCAGAGTATGCATCATTATATAAATAATAAGGTTTACTTTGCGAATGATATGTACCTAATTGAACAGGTTCTATTTGCAAATATGCGTCTACATTATTTGAAGCACCATTATATGTTCTATTAGTCATTTGCCCCATGGATAATTTCAAATTGATAGTGCTTTCTAATGGAATATACGCTCCGAAATAACGTTTTCGTTCAGACCAAGAATCACCACCAGAAGCTTCATTTCTTTGGAATATCATTTGAGACGGATAATCTAGAATCCCAATATAAGTATCTCCCCCAAAAGCATATACTACAGGATTATTCTTATCGCCATATGACCCTATAGGTATATATGTAGAACTAGTTCTAGCTGAATAAGTATTACCGTTATATGGTATTAATGGTTTTTTTGCATTAACTACAATTAATGGGCAATTATCATTAACATGTTCATCACGATAAAATGAAATAGGTTGGATTGAAAGTATATCATCATCTGATACCTATAATATAAGACATGGACCAGCTGGGCCATAAGTAATTACATCTATATTATCTCCGCCTTCATAAAAATTACTAGCAGTCCAATTAGAATAAGTAATGTTACCTATATTGGCTTTATAAGGTTTTACTCCGCCGTTTAGTACAGCGTTGTATGGTATTATAGCTGGAAGTTTTGCATCTACTATGCTTTGTTCCTTTCCTATAAATTTAGAATTTACTTGAAAGTAGAATTTCTATATATAAGCACAGTACCAATCATCATTGTGAATTGCAAATACTTGTGATGCTGAAGCTGACGGATTATTATCAGAATTATATACTTTAGTTTTTGCTCTATTAGTTACATGAGATGTTCCTTCTGGTAAACGCTAAGCTGAGTTATTCATAGCTACCCAGTTTTGCACATTTGTACCTTGCTAATCTGTATCTTGTTTACTGAAATCAGATATAAGAACTGCTTCCTATCTAAGATATATATTGTCTTTAAATAGAGCTTCAGTCTTTTCTCCATTAAAACATACTTCAGGTGATATAAACCTCCAATAATTATCAGTTATATCTTCACTATCAATTCTTTTTCCAACCTTGCCTGCTCCAGATCTTTCTATTACCAACCCTCTACGTTTAGTATGTAAAAATGGCATTGGCCTATACTCATTAGTGTCTTTATTACTTTCTCCTCTGCCTATTTCTCCAGTATCGCTTGTTTCAACAATTTTATAATTATGTATTGGAGTGATAACTCCTTGTGATACAATGGTCCTATCTTTTTCTGTTCTATCACATCTTACTATTTCATAAGATACCGCATCAATAGGAAAGTTCTTTACCGTAAATTTAATGCCTATAGGTTTTGAGTACCAGTAACTACCAGATTGTGTAAGAAGAGGGGCTGTGACTAAATTAGGCATTCTAATATCTCCTATCCATAACACTGGAGAAGCTATAAATTTACTATTGTAAAATACGATACCAAAGCGATATACTTCATCTCGTTGATAACTTTTAAACAACGAAGCTATAATAGGATCAGCATAATTTCTTTGTCTATAAGCAGAAGTTATAGGTCTATCATATATTTTACTTCCATTTAATTCATAAATAGGCATAGAATTTGTAGTAAAACCGCTAACATCAAGTCCCACATTATTTGCCAATCCTGCGCCAGTAAGAGGAGAATAAGTTTCATTTAATTCTGTATTAATAAAACTATATGATATATTTAGCCCATTACCTCCAAGTTTATTTCCTTCTCCATATACATATTCTGTAGGCTGCCCAAAGCTAGATCTAGCCGCATTATAAGGGTTAATGCAATCATGATGTCTTGGAATTTTCCTCATAGCATCGTAATCTGTAATTGAGAAATATTCATAGTCATCAGGATTAGCAGTTTCTAACCTAACATAATTGTTAGCATTAGCTCTATATACTCTTGCATCGTATTCTACTAGATCATTGTTATCATATATCATTGGTATCCAAGACGTTTCTGTAACATTAGACGCAAATAGTCTGTTCTATAGAGAAGTGATACTGTTACATATAAAAGAATAGCTAGTAAACGCATTAAATTCTTCCTATGTCATAGTACTTAATGCACTATTACCAGTATCAGTATAACTTATGTAATCTAAATTCGTGTCTATTTCAATATCATCTATTACAGAATAAGTAGGAATAGAGTTGTTATCTTCATAGAAGATACGTACTATAGTACATCTATTGAAATCTTTAGTGCTAAGTTTTGCTCTTACTGTACATCCTTTACCTGTATAAGAGCCTTTCTAAGACCCTTCGTGATTTATTAATGGAGAATTAATTTCAGAAGCATCTAAATGTACTAAATTACTCAAACTAGATAATGAAGTCTATTGAGAGTGTTTATTATACAGTCTATAACAATACTGTACCATACCAGCTTGAAAGTTACCAGACACAATATCTGTAACTTCAAATGGTGGTAATATTGCATTAGGTATTATATCAATACTATCAGGATTAAGTATATTACCATCTGCATCTACTAAAGGATTATCGACATTAGGGTACTTTATATACTTATCACTCATAATGTTGATTACTTTAATAGATGAGTTTCCATCAGTAAAGTAAGCTTTAATATTGGACTGTGTTTCGTAATTTAATACTATACTTAACTGATTTGAATCAGCTTTTTCACATAGTTTTAATTTACCCTATAATACAATAGTACTAATTAAATTAGGAGAATCAAAATTCTCTATACGATATATTTTATTATAACCGTCAACTAACTTAGTAACAATTACTGCAATATCATTTATAGTAGCTGTACCTATTATTTCTTCTGTACCTTTAATGCCGTAATTATATTTCTTAGCGCCTTCTACACTCTAAAGAACACCACTAGTACTAGAATCATCAGTAATTATACGAACATCTTGACCATATCTATATTGATTATTCGGCAATATAGCTGCATCACTGTCCATATTCATACCACCATAAAATGTATTTATTTGAGCTGTATTACTAATCATAATCTATTCTAATTATAAAGTATTTGTTCTTCACCAGTAGTACTAAAGAAAGTATCATGGTCATTAAATTCTGGATAAAGCTTATGGTAAGTGTTTTTAATACTTTCCAATTCATCTACTCCAGGTAACATAGCTTCAGCATAAGCCTACTTTCTATAATAGTTCCAACTAGTCTTCATTTCTAAGTAATCCTATTGGGATATTTGTCCCTTTAGCTTTCTCGGATACATTAATTTTAATGTAACATACCACAATAATGCTTCTTTATAGGATTCCATATCTGGTATCATAGGCATACCTTCTTCATCCGTAAATATAGCATAATATTCTATTTTAATAAAACCAGTAGGTATATTAGTCATAATATAGCCAGGTTTAGTCATATACTATAAATCTGCGCTGTACATTGTACCATCGGTATGAGCAAACTTACCATTTACATACCTATTAGATGGACTAGCTACAGTATATTGGTTTACTAAAGCACTTAAAGTATCACGCATATTAGAATCTGAATTAAGCTTATCCAAAGCTTCTCTATCAGATACTAAATTAAATAAGTTCTTTACTAAAGGTATTAAGCCAGCATCTGGTATAAGCATGCACGGTTTGTCAATACATTTGTCGTGGTATACTCCAAAACTAGATGTAGCTTTTCTCATAGGTAACCAACCACCACTATTACAAAACGAAAATGCTACCTAACCAAGTTTATATAAATCACACGGTAAGGAAGCCTAATGACATTTAACAGGTAGTATAGATACCTTGTGTTCATACTGTTGTATAGCTCCAATCTTAAGTAAACCCTCACATATCCATTCTCGGATATCAGATATTTTAATTTCTTCTTCCTTTAAATCTAGGTCTGAAATGACCTTTGCCAGAACTGTTTTGGAGCTAATCATTCTATTATTTATCATAACTTATAATTCTGGATAATCTTTTAATTTATTAAAAATAATTTGAGCAAGTGCGCGTTTATTTTCTCTTGAAGCTATGAACTAATACTTGCTCTTATTAGTTAATAAACAGTTCTTTTTAGACCAATGAAATCTGTACTTGAAATAACCACTATGATCGTTTAGTAAATATACAGGTTTACCTGTTTCTTTAGTAGCTTTCCAATCCCATCTCAAACTCTTACCTGAGAATTCCTTTGGCTAATGTTTTATTATCTGTAGTGTACCTAATCTGCAAGGTAATTTTACTTCCTTACAGTTCTACATTATTTCATCTCTAATATACTTAAAATAATCTGTTACTATTGCCTTATATGTTTTTAAGTCAACATCATACTAAGTATTAGTATCTATTTGATTCTTATAATTAATATAGAAATCAGCAATAGTATAGCTCTTTCTTTTATATTTTACTCTTTCTCTCATTTATCACTATATCTATTCTGATTATCGTCCTTAGAATCATTAGTAACATCACTAGGTGAAGCTACCATAACTCTTAATTCTTTCTCTAATATCATCTATACAATAATAGGTACCATAGCCGATGGAACTGGGTATTCATCATCTGGGTTATAACAGGGTATATCTTTAGTAGGATCCTAAAGTATTACATCTATACTTATGTACTCTAACTGATTAGAATCTCCTTCGACATATATCTTATTGTTCTTAACCCAAGCAATATAGTCTTTACATGTAGCTTTTCTATACTTCTACAATTTAGCTTTAGTATAACTACCTAACTATATTAGGTTACCAAACATATCACGTACAGCTATTACTCCTGGTTTATATCTGAAATTGATTAAAGTAGGCAGTTCTTTCTCACCAACGAATACAAACTTACCAGGAACTATTTGTACTCTATCTAGATGAATAGGTTCTAATGTAGTGACATACGCTTCATCAACATCGTAACCTTTATCAATAGCCTACTTTATAAGCATTGCTCTATAGTAGTGAATCCATAATTCAATCTAATGTCTTGAAATATGTTCTGATTCTGCTATATTATTATTACGAACAATCTATAAAATATTATCAATAAGATTATTAAGACTCATTTTATTAAATATTAACGTTAATACAGACTAAAACGCATTTTAAAGCCCGTAGCTGCATTTTATATGCTCACCCTTACAATCCCTTTAAATAACTAATAGCTCTTCTTACACAGCCTTAAAATAAAAAAAGGTTGATCTTATTGACCAACCTTATTCATTGCATCTTTCATATCCTATGGTAACATCTCTTTCATAGGTTGAGGAACCATTTGATTTGCTTTCCTTATGATATTCTTTAATTCGTTTATTTCTTTTTGAAGCTCTGTTATTTTTGAATCTTCTTTGTCTGTATCATTGGTTACCTCTAACTTATCTAATAGCTATTGACACTTAGACATTTCTTCATCACACTTTGCTATAGCTTCTTTTCTCTATTTATAAGTATTATACTGACTGCGTACTATACTTATTATTTCCTATTTATTTGTAGATATAGTTAAACCTAAAGAGCTGTCTGTTATAGTTGATTTATTTTCAGGTATAGTAAACTTTTTAGATTCTCCATTACATTGGATAGTTATATCTACTAATTTTTTACGCTATTGATTAGGCATAGGAAACTAACCAGGCGGTAAAGGTTCTTCATATACATTACTTACTTGAGTAACCTAACCTTCGTTATATTCGGTTGTTTTCTTAAAAGTGCCTATTACTTCTATTATATATACTTTATCCCCTATATTTAATTGATTAAATAACATAAGTATAGTATTTTTAAGGGCCCAATAAAGGGCCCTTGATTATTATTAAGCTGCCGGAGCAGTAGTAGTGTTATCTCTGTTCAACAAGTATCTGTAGTAATCGAACGGGCAGCAGTTCGGATTAGGTACAAAATAAGCTGGTACAGGACACGGACTCTTCAATTGACTTACAATGTTAGCTGTCTGAGCCTACTGAGAAGCTGACAAAGCTAACTGATTATTTTCTTGACGAAGAGCGTCAATCTTGTTCTGCATTTCACGCATTTCAAGTTGACAGAACTTATCATTGATAATCTATGTTTGTGCATCAATCTTAGAACCAAGAACATTAAATTTAGTAGTATTGTCAGATAACAAACTATTAAATCCAGAAGTAATAGCACTCTGTAATGTATTAGTCTAATTACACATAGATAATTGACTTTCATAACCCATCTTAGTGATATTATTATTTACATCAGCTATAGAGGATCTAACATCGCAGCAACAGCTAGCTAACTGAGAAGCCAATGATGCATTACCGGAAGTAATAGCATTAATTACTTCACAACTTGCAAGTTTAGTATCACAAGCTATCTGACTTACTCCTGTATTGATAGTATTCAAAGCAGTCTGAACAGAATTAATATCACAGTTCAAAGTAGTTGAAAGTGTACTAATGGCATCTTTATTACCATTGATAGCCTGCATTAATAGATTGGTATTAGCGTCAGTGTTTAATTCAGAAGCCAGAGCACCTGCATTACGACCACCAAATCCAAATCCATTACCACCCCAACAGAAGAATAGCAATATAATCCAGATCCACCACCAGCCGCCATTACCGCCCATACCGTTATTGTTCATCATGGCAAGCAAAGCAGCAGGATCCATACTACCTTTATTAGCATTTTGCATTAAAGCAGCAAGACCAGCATCAATACCACGATCTTGCACAATAATTCTATCTTCTAATATAATTGATTTATTTTAAAATTGATTTTTATTAATATCTGATATAGCGAGTAGATCTACCACTACGACTATATTCATCATAAGGATTGTATTCTCTTTCGCTTTCGCGTTCAAATTTATCGTATTCTTCTAGATCTTCATTATGTCTTAGAGGATAAGATCTATACATACGCATACCTCCTCTACTTCTACCTCTAGAACCGCGTCTAAACATTCCGTAAGTTTCTTCATCTTCTTCATGTTTTTCAAGTTCTTCTTCATAGCATTCCATTTCAGCTTCTCTAATCTTATCACACATTACATACTGGTAATAGTACCACATTTTACCTTCGTCAATGTCTTTGTCATTAAGCCAAGCCTTTGCAAATTCTATATAATGTTTAATATTGTTAGAACCAGTAATGTTTAACAATACTTTGTAATAGTCAGAGTAAACCATATTCAATGCTACAAACCAATCATAACGATTAAATTTACCACTGAGTGATATTCCGTACTGACTAGCTAAAGCAGAAGTTTCCTCTAAAGACCAATGTGGTCCACGAGTACCATCCTCATTTTCCATTTTCATTACAGCTTTACGAGCGTGTTCCTCATTAAAATGTGGACCGTGTTCCATCTCATAAGCTTTTACACGAAATATTCTATGCATATTATTATTGATTAATAATTATTGAATATATTATTACTTAGGTACCTCTACTATTCGTGTACCTGTTACTTTGATAA